AGGAGATGCTTCGGCTGGAAGGTCTTGCCCTTCACCTTGCTGTGGATGAGGCACATGGCCTCCCCGACCGCCCGGTAGTCCTCGTCCCGGAACATCTCGTCTCCGTCCTTGAGGAACTCGCCGTACCGGCCCTGGACGAGCATGAAGGCCGCGAGGAGGGCCTTGAGGTCCCGGTTCTCGTCCTTCTCGTAGGCGTAGGACGCCCAGCGAGCCGCGAACTCGTTGTCCACCTTCCAGACCTCGGCGATCTGGGAGTAGAGGTGGACCACGACCTCGGGGAAGAGGCCAGGGTTACGGAACTGGCCCACAACCTTGTTCCCGTCCTTCACCTCGTTCGTCCCGTTGAGCGTCCCCATCTTCTGTGTCCGCTGGGTCCGCTTTCCGACCTTGGCGGTGAGGTAGACGACCTTCTGGTCGCCTTCCCTCACCCAGGTCGCCTGCGCCCAGCGAACCCCAATGTTGTACCGCGCGTCCGGGACTACGAAGCCCGGACGGTTGTGGACCGCATGGTCCGTGAATTGCGTCAAGCTGTTGATGATGCGCTCGGCCGGACCGAGCGCCTCCACGCGCTGGTTGGCTGCCATCTTCGGCCTCCTGTAAGTTGAGTCTCTGATCGGAATGATCAGGATTCGAGTTTCAGGCTGGATACGGCAAAAAAAGAAACCGAACGGGCGAGTGGGTAAGCTGTTTTGGTTGCGATGGCTGGATTTGAACCAGCTACACTCTGACTATTAGTCAGATGCTCTACCCAATGAGCTACGTCGTCTTGTAGGCTTGCCCTGTTGCCCGTTCGGTTTCAGAGGTTGATCCGACATCTTTCCGTTTCCCTAACACGATCTCCCCGGATTACCGGCGACAGCGTTAGTGTACTAGGGCGGACAATCGGATCAGATAAGAGGTCATGGGATGATGGGGGGACTTGAGGAGTTGAACCTCATCTTGTAGGCCCATCAGTTTGATCCCCGAAGAGATCGAGTAGTCGGGCGGGTACTCTTGATTCCACATCAAGTGCCTGTCCGCCAGGCTCTAGTCCCCCCACCATCCCATGACCAAGGCGCCGGAGCTGGGAGTCGAACCCAGTTTCTTGTAGGCCCAATCTGGTGACCTCCGAAGAGATCGAGTGACCGAGCGGGTATTGATCGATGGAATAATCGATTGACCGCCGTGGTCGTCTCCGGCAAAAGCAGTGGGGAGCCCTGGATTCGAACCAGGATGTCTTGTAGGCCAGCCTTATTGGGACTCGAAAGTCCCGAGACGGTTAGCGGGTGTTTGCTTGATTTACCGTCAAGTGCCTTTACCAATTCGGCCAGCTCCCCATTCACGGATCAGTATAGCGTCTCGTTTCAGTTTGTCAACAACTATTTCACCAGAGCCCTCGCCCGGATTTGAACCGGGGGCCTCCTGCTTACAAGGCAGGCGCTCTACCACCTGAGCTACAAGGGCTAGTTCTTGGTGGCACTACTTCTTATGCCACCGTACCTCGCCGTTTTTCACTGGGTGCCGCCGACTGGATTCGAACCAGCACTGTCGTGCGCCTGGGGCACGCGCCTCCTACCAGTTGGGCTACAGCGGCATGGAGCCGGAAGGAGGAGTCGAACCCCTTTGCCCCGCGTACGAAGCGGGTGATGGCCCGGCCATCAGCATCCGGCATGGTCGGGGTGGCTAGAATCGAACTAGCTCCCTTCCGGTCCCGAACCGGACGTGCACCCGTATGCACCTCACCCCGAGACGAGCGGGTGCCAGGAATCTCACCTGGCCGGGTTGGGGTTGATCAGACCCCTTTCGTAACTCTCCCCGCTCGGATCGGAGCACCTGGCGGGAATCGAACCCGCGTTCTCTGGTTGGAAGCCAGAAACTCTGCCATTGAGTTACAGGTGCGTCCCCTACTTCCAGATCACAGTCACGTTCTTCGGTGGTTTGTAGGGCTTGGTGCTCACCAGCACCTTCAGGGCCGGCTTCATGTTACAGGGATGGGCGAGGACCCCAATGATCGTGTCACACTTCACGGTCTTCTGCTTCTTCATCCTGACCTCCTGGAGCACCCAGAGAGAATTGAACTCTCACCTCAGCCTTGGCAAGGCCACGTGCAGCCATAACACCTTGGGTGCGCTATACTCCAGCATACACAAAGGAGACTGAAATGCTTACACTGATCATGTGCCTTCTGCTCGCTCTCGCCGTCATCCTTGTCGGCTCTCCAAGCTGGAAGAACCCTCCCGTGGGAGTCGGGATGCTGATCGCACTCGCCGTGGTGATCATCAGTGTCTATCAGATGGTTGGGCATCGCTAGCGGAGACGGCGAGGGTCGAACTCGCATGGGTGTTACCCCAGTACGCTTTCCAAGCGTATCTGCTTCCATTACAGCACGTCTCCAGGGCGGAAGGGGGGAGAGTCGAACTCCCAGTGGCGTTACCCACACTCGCTTAGCAGGCGAGCACATGGCACCGTTGCATGACGGCCCTTCCAAACGGACCACAAAGGCCGCAGCGTCCTCGCGATGGAAAGCTACGACAGAGTGTGGCCCGGCGGGTGCGACGAGGATCGAACTCGCCTACTCCTGGCTGACAACCAGGCGTCCACAACCAGTGGACCTCGCACCCTCATCCCCCTCCTCAAGCAACCTCTGATTGATCTCCGCGTCATACCTCTGGGGATCTTGAAGGAAGCACAGTGCCAGTGCTACCAACACATCCTCGATCTCTCCTCGTTCCTCTTTAGTCATCGTTTTCTCCCAGCGGTAGGGGAGGGACTCGAACCCTCAAGGGCAGGGCCCCTGCCCGCTTTCGAAGCGGGTTCCTCATCCAGCCGGATCCCTACCTAGCGATACCACTTCCTGAGATGAAAGGGCCGTCCGTTCTTCGTTCCAGCCCAAGTCCAGAATGTGCCTTTGCTCTCTGCCCGAACGGCTGCTCGTTTCACATCCCGCTCAAAGTTGACGACTTCACGGGACAGGGAATTCGCAGCCATCTGAGCACGGATAATACGATCATGGCAGCTCGAACAGAAGCCATCACAAGTCATTGGCATGTTGCAGTAGGAGCTAGTGGAAGCGATCATCTATTCCTCCCGGTGTCCGCCTACCTAATTGTAGACCGCCGCTCTTTCTTCCTTCGAACCGACTTCTTGTCCTTCTTGTTCTTCTTCCACCACTTCTTCGGCTTGTGAATAGGCATGACGTACGACACGCAGCAGTTGTCGTGGCAGACAACTGATCGTGCCTGAACCCGCCTTCCACATACCGGACAAACGAGGATCACCTTCTTGTAGGGCAGCTTGTGAAAGACATGACCGCTGTCGAAGATATCGATGACGTGTCTGGGTGTACCAACGATGAGCGGATTTCCGTCGTAGTAGGAGCACTTGCCTTCTAGCAACGGATGCTTCTTATCAGAACTCATGAAAGCCTCCTTGGCGGAGAGAGAGGGATTCGAACCCCCGGGGCTGTCACACCCTTCGGTTTTCAGGACCGACGCCTTGAGCCACTCGGCCATCTCTCCTCACTCGGGCAGGATCTCCTCCTGCATCTCTGTCTCAGCAAGCCAGCTTACGCCTACTCTCTCCGAGACAGCGTTCTCTTTAGGCCCCCAGGGATCCACCAAGGGCTGGGTGTCGAGCACCATTGAACTATCCGAGTGGTGGAACCGGCGAGAGTTGAACTCGCTACCTCCCGCATGCCGAGCGGGCGCTCTCCCAAATGAGCTACGGCCCCATGGAACCGCAGGGAATCGGACCCTGACCTCCGCGTTGCGAACGCGGCGTGCTCCCATTATCACTACGGCCCCGAATCGAAAACAAGAGACGATCTTATTAGCAAGGTGACCGGTGGAAGTCGAATCCACACCCCTGGGGCCACAACCCAGTGCTCTACCGTTGAGCTACGGCCACAGTCCGCCAGGCTGGATTCGAACCAGCGACCTATCGCTTATCAAGCGATTGCTCTTGCCAAGCTGAGCTACTAGCGGTTTCTTGATCGCCAACTCCTCACAGCTCTCGCTGTGGCAGCCCTACACTCACGACAACGACATCTGTGGTACCTGTACCCCGACACAGTCCCATGAACAAACTCTCGGCTTCCACGCAATTTAGCCTGCTGTGCCTGCACCTGATGAGATCGGCAACAGTAGAATTCCTTCTGCCCTCTCTTGGCTCTCTCCCGATACTTCCTACTCAAAATCTCGAATTCGTCTGCACACCAAGCACAGTTCAAGCTGATCATAGACGCCGGGACGTGATGATCTGCAACGTGCCTAGAGACTGTCTTCTTCTCCAGATTCCGGTAACGGTTGTCTTGCTTGTCCGTGTTCTTGTGGTGCACCACGAAGCCTGTGTCTGGCACCTCCCCCGTGTTCCTCCACCAGACCACATGATGCTCGTAGGCATAGCGTCCACGATACCGCTTTCCAGGGTATTCCTCGGGGGCAACGATCAAGATGTAGTCTCCGTTCTTCATGTTCTACGCACCTCACCACTAGACTACACCATCTCCTAAGTCATTGCAATGGCTCTGGGACCCGGATTCGAACCGAGAAGAGGTGGTTAACAGCCACCCATGATACCATTTCATCATCCCAGAACGGGCGCTACTACCTCTGAGCTACACCGGAATGATCTGGGGAGGGGGACTACTGGACGATGGGAGCTGCGTCTACGACCGCGGCCTCTTTGACCACGGATGCTTCCTTGGCCACCGAGGCTTCCACCTGGACAGATGCCTCAACCTTGGGTCCAGCGTCCGGTTTGGGAACGACGGTGTCGTCGCTGCAAGCCACGAAGAACAGACTGAGAATGATCGCTAGTGTTAGTCTCATGGATTCCTCCTGTGCCCTGAGGATAGCACAACTCGGTCGGGATGAGAGGATTTGAACCTCCGACCCCCTGGTCCCAGGCCAGGTGCGCTACCAGGCTGCGCTACATCCCGAAGATCCCCCGGCAGGAATCGAACCTGCGTACCTGGGGCCAAAGTCCAGGGCCCTACCATTAGACGACGGGGGAAGAAGTGGAGAGGACAGGAATCGAACCTGCATGTCGGCTTTTTCAGAGCCGCGCCGTGACCACGTAGGCTACCTCTCCAGGAGCCCCACCAGTCTCCGCTCAAAAGGAACTTCACAGACCCATGGAGCTGCGCGCGGTGGGCACGGAGGGAATCGAACCCTCATCACCCGGTTATGAGCCAGGGGCTTGCACCCTCCAGCTACATGCCCACGATGTGGCTGGGAGATCATCGCCTTGCGGCTCCTTCCCAGCCTGACCACAACCTCACTATTCTCGTGTCAATCACCACCGGAGACGCTGGGGATACGGCCTCAGCTCCCGTCCTGATTCTCCCAGGACGTCTCCAATGGTTCGGGGACGAGGACTCGAACCTCGTAGTGCGGATCCAGAGTCCGCCGGTTTGCCTGGTAGCCTATCCCCGAGTGGGTGCGAAAGGAGTCGAACCTTCAACCTCGTGGTTAAGAGCCACTTGCGCTCCCATTGCGCCACGCACCCATTACCATTTCACAGCCTCATCCGCTTCGAACGTGACCTCCATCTCCAGTTCCACCACCCTGTTCAGGAACTTCCTCTTCGGCTTCGTGCCACCGGCAGGAGTTGAACCTGCAACCTCGGGAGTAAAAGTCCCTTGCTCTTCCAGTTGAGCTACGGAGGCGGGTCTCTGAGACTCTGCCTCGCGTTTCAACCGCCAATCGAACTCTCTGATCGTCATGTTGCCTCCAGTGGAGCGGGGAGGACTCGAACCTCCGCGTGGTGTGCCTGGGTTACAGCCAGGTGCCGTCGCCGCTGGGCCACCGCTCCATAAAAGAAAAGGCCGCTAGGAATCGCTTCCGGGCGGCCTTTTCTATCCCTCAGTAGGTGTTAGATCAGCCGCCCGTGCTCCTATGTGCCTGCTCGGGATTCGGGGCCATCGCTGGCTTTTGAATACCTAGCAGGCACGGATAGGCCACGGCGCACGAATCCGTGCCGGTGCCTGTGGTCCCAAGGGACCAAAAGCGACTGGACAATGATTCTGTGCGGCGTTTCTGTAACATCTGCGTTGGGGTTACCTTTCTCCCTTTGTGACAGGGTCGATCATGGATGTCAAGAGGAAAAGAACAGTCAGTTCTCGAAGGGACCGGGGTGGGTCTTCTTACTCTCCACCAACAACGGCTGGTCGATCTCCCGGTAACGGAACACGCTGTTAGCCTTCAGGTATCCCGTGCGGAAGAGAGAGCCCGTCTTGTCCATGCATCGAACGACGAAGACCAGGACATCGTTGGCGTGATCATAAGCGGTGAGCTTGATCTCCACCATCCCGGACATGAACTGCATGAGGGGAAGTGAGTCCAGATGGAATCCCACCCGCCAGAGGTTCTGGCCCTCAAACCACAGCTCGGGGTCTATTCTCCGAGCTTCGTCTGCTGGAAGATCGAGTGATGCCATGTCTCGTCCCACGGTTCTCCTGCCGCGAGTAGAACAAGATGCGATAGCTCGTGCAAGAACAAACCGTGAACGTAGTCTACCCGCGCAGCCCAGCCAATGACAACGTCCTCTGTCTCCGCGTAGGCCCGAACCCATCTTCCCCAGACACTCAGCTTCTCCTCATCCCGGAAGAAGACCGTCTTCCCCTCGATCGCTTCTGAGGGGATGTGATTCCCCACCAGAACCTTGGTCCCATCTGGCCGAGTCCAGGCGGCACCGGCCCAGTGGTTGAGGAGTTCCACCGTCCAGGCCTCGACCTCCTCCAACTTCGGGCGGTTGACGTTCCCCTGGATGACGTAGAGACCATGGACAGTCTTGTAGTGGTACTTCCTCAGCCTCGACCGGACGAAGTACCAAATGGGGATCGAGGCCAGAAATACGAGGCCGGTCAGGATCGAGATCGTCCGCGCGACCGCTACCCCATCGGCCATCGGCACACCGTAGATCGCAGCAAGAGTGCACAGAACAGCAGCACCAATCCCCGTACCCCAAGGTATGATCAGATCGAGCTTCGTGAAGACCCAAAGGCGTTCTTTCTTCATGGTTGCCTCCTCGACCAACGTTATCACCATCGTGAAAAAGCCGCACCGAAAACGGCATAAGGAAGGTAGAGACGAGGAAGAAATTCCTCTGTCTCTAGCCCCGAGTCGGAGCGGGGATCATCGCTTCTCCTTTCAAGTGTCTGGAGGGACTCCGACCCCTCCTCTTTAACCCAGGAGGCCACGATGCAGGTCGAGATCTTGAAGAATGATCTGACCGCACTTGCCGATGCTCTCCACTGGGTGGAGACACGCATCGATAACCAGAGCACGATAGTCCACGGGTTGAGGGGCACGGGCTTCTTCCACGTACACTGGAAGAACGCCTACCCCCTCGTCGTCCTGGAAGGCGAGGACTTCACGGAACTCATCCGAGAGGCAGAGGAGTGGTTGGAGGCCCAACACTGGAAGATCGCGGAACTCCGCGCTAAGGCGCGGACTCGGAAGATCGAAAAACGGTGGGCGAAGACGCAGCCCATCGAACGATGTCTCCGGGTCCTCCACGCGGCAGTCCGCCCCAAGCCGCGCGGACTCTGGGACCGGCTTCGCATCCGGCTCTTCGGACGGTAAAGAGGGGAGGCCGACCACGCCGGCCTCCCCTCTTCTTTAGCTCGTGTGCCTCTTGCAGATGTCCGAGACCGTCCGGGTCAAGTATTCCCACTCTTGTTCCGTTCGGATGTTCCCATCGTAGATGATCGAGTGTGGCTTGACAGAATGGAACCAGGGGACGAGGCCACGCTCGAGCTCCAGGAGAAGCTCCTCGTAGCCAGCCTTCAGTTCCTGGAGATACTCGAGCGGCACGGCGTTCTCACACGAACGGCTCCGCTCCTTCATCCGAGCGTAGGCGGTTTCCGGCTGGCAGTTGAGGTAGATGAGCGCGGTCGGCGGGTTGTAGTGCCTGGCCATCGTGTCGTACCAGGTCTCGTAGAGCTTGAAGCCAAGATCATCGATGTTCCCCTTCCTCCAGTGCAACTTGGCGAAGACACGATCTCCCGGCATGCACCGATCGAGGATGTACCCCTTCTCCACGCCCCGCGCGGCTCCGAAAGAAGCCTCCTGCTTCATCACGTAGCGGTTCCGCATCATGTGGAGCTGGAGCTGAAGGGCGTACGTCTTGGGGTCCTTGTAGAACGCCTCCAGATACTCGTTGTTGTCCACCGGCTCTTCCAGCAAGCGGAAGCCGAGGCGCTTGGCGACTTCACGGGCGAAGGTGGTCTTGCCGGATGCAATAATCCCCTCCACCCAGATGATGGGAACATTCTTCTCCATGAGCCCTCCTTGTTGTAGAGGTGATTCTACACGTCCTCCAGGTCACCAGCCAAGTCGGCCAGCATCATGGCGTAGTTCGCAAGGTCTGCGGCCTTCAGACCGATTCCCCGCTTCTTCCCCACCGCTTCCTTCAGCTCCACCAAGATCTTATCGAGGCCGTCCAGGTACTGCTGGGGACCTGCATCGTTCTTCCAGCTCATGCCACCTCGACCAGGATCGTGCTTCATGAGCTTCATCTCCATCAGCCCTGCGAACTTCTTGATCTCCGGCCGGATGTGATCGGCACAGAAGTCGCGGACCAGGAGAGCGATGTTGTGGCGAAGAGGAGAGTTCCCTGCGAGAGCAGTGACCATCTCCTTCAGGTGTGTCGTGTCAGCTTCGCCTCCGATGTTCGCGAGGAGGCGTTCGGCCAATCGGCTGAGTTGCTGGCGGGCCAGGGTATCGGTCGTCTTCATCTTCGCACCACCTTGGTCGAGATCTCGAACTCAACCTTGTCCCGCAGGGATTCGACTCTCTTCTCCAGCTCTGATTCCGTGAAGAGGGGGCCGTCGTCGTTGTATTCGACTCCGCCGATCGACTCCAACTCCTTGACCAGCACCTGGGCAACGGTGGACTTGCCGCTCTTCGCCGGTCCGCTGATCTCAATCTTGATTCGGGGCTTCTTGTTCAGCTCGTCCATGACAGCTCCTTTCAACTAAGGCACCGAGAGTGTGCCGATGCTTCGCCTCAGCATGGCCTGATCGTACTCCCGCTTGATGTCGTTGTACTTAGCCATATACTCCTTCCAGTGAAACACATCGATCATGTGAGCGAGGAGATAGACCCTGTCTTCGGGAGACATCTTCACTCCCGACCTCTCCACCTCTTCGATCATCTCACCAAGCGCCTTCTGGAAGGAGCCGGGCTCCTCGAGCGTGGGCTCCTTGGGTGGGCCGACATCGAGGAACTCCTTCAGCTTGTTCCAACGCTCCTCCGTGCGAGTAGGCGTCTTCAACGCATCCATGGGGGCTCCTTGTACCAGGGTTTGAAGTTCAAGATCTTCTGCGCCAGCCCTTCCGTCTCCCCCTCGAACCGGAGTGCCCGGTCATCGAGGTAGACGTAGGCTGCGATCTTGGCGCTGCCATTCGGCGGTTGCCAAGGATTCTCGTTAATGTAATCAAAGGGGATGTCATGCTTCTTGAGGTGCTCTTTGATCTCCCAGGTGTTGGCTCGGACGGTCCAGATGATGATCGCCCAACCAGCAGCCCGGAGGACACCAAGCTCTCGCGCTATGCCCGGGATGGGCTCGCCCAGTGGCTTCTCGATGTCCTCGTACTTCAGGATGGTACCATCCAGATCGGCGGCTAGGATTCGCGGTCTAGTCATTTCTTCTCCTCCAGCCAGACATCACTTCCTTGCTTGACCATCTGCATCCCATCCATCTCCGCGATCACCTCCCTTGAGGCCAGCATCCTGGGCATGTCGGAAGCCGCGCTCTGGGGAGGCACAGGATGGAAACTCTGACGGATGTCAGGCGGGGGAGGACTGGGGAACGTCCTCTTCTTCGAGTCAAAGAAGTCGGGGATGCCGGCGTCTGCCCACATCTTATCCTCCTGCTTGATCAACTCCGCATTGCACCTTGGGCAGACTGGGAGGTAGAGAACTTGGGGGGAGGAGAGACGCGCCATGTTCTCCACGAGGGACTGGGAGACCTCCAGTGAAGTCGTAGCCACGATTGTCATGAGCTGAGAGACCAGCTCATACTGGGAGACAGCAAGGTGCTGGTACTTCTCCAGCAGGTTCTCGATCTTCTGTTGGGCCAGACAGTAGGCTTCTCCCGGCTTCATTTGCCTCTCCGTTCCTTGTGTTCCAGGGCGGCCAGGTCCCGCAAGATCTCGGACATCTTAGCAGGTTCATCAGACAGCCTCACCAGGCTCTTGAAGAGCATCCCGTAGGCGGCCTTGTAGTTCCCCTTCCGCGCCTGGGTGGCGGACTTCCGCAGGTAGCCGGTCACGTTCGACTCCGCGGCCTCCCTCTGCACATCCCTGGTCCCTTTCTCCCGCTCGAGGTCGGCGAGGCGGAGCAATCGCTGGCCATGTTCCTCCGCGACCTGCTGAAAGGCGGGCTTGATCTCTGCGAGGAGGGCGCGGATGGAGTAGGAGTCGTGGACCTTCCCAATGGCCGCCACGAGACCGTGGAAGGCGGAGAAGAACTGGGCGGGCTTGGCCTTGAGCTTCTCGATCGAGGAGAGACAGGCTTGATCGATCTCCAGCCATTGCTTGGCGGCTGGGAGCCAGCGGTTGTCATCCATGGGGCTTTCCCTCCCAGTCCAGGAAGTCCGGCGGGGGGCCGTCGTTCTGGAGCTCGGGGTGAGAGACCAGGTGGGTCTCGAAGACGGTGATGTAGCTCGTCTCCGAGATGATGTCCTTGATGTCCCGCGGCCGCTCGAGGGTCCAGGCCGTGATCGTGGTTTTCCAAAGACGTTGCATCGATTCCTCCGTTCGTGGGTTAGACCTGAGAACGAAGATCTTATACCCGGCAAACTGATCGGCTTTCTTGGGATAAGGATCATAGTGGAGAACCATGCGACTCTAAATCGCACCATCTCCCGACATACCGCGCCCCACAGGATGGGGCATGAACGGGCTCTCGCCCGTACAGGCTGCGGCCGCTGGCCAAGGCCGCTCGGACCGGCCGGAGCGGAGAGTTGCAAACGGGAACTCCCGTCTACTCCGTCACGCCAGGCTCCGGGCAGAGAAAGAGCGGGAAAGAGATCAGAGGCGAACTTGTTGTGACGGACTGCCACGTCCCTAGCAGACCCTCTCCGGTCTCTTTCCTTAGCCCTTACACAGCCCGCAGGAGCCCACCCTTAACTGCAAAACCGTCCTGATTCCGGGCATAAGCATCTTAGAAAGGAGATCGTTATGATCATCATCGGACTCTGTTTTCTCGTCACCGCCTTCGCTACCAGGGCCATCGGGACGAAAGTCCTACACCCCAACCGCTTCTACGAGGCGTTGGCGGACTTGATCCGCCAACATGACCACTCCGGGGATCACGTCCCCGGGCAGATGTACGTCCCCTGCTCGGGGATGTGCGAGTTGGTGTCGGGAGGGGTCGGACCGGCGTCAAAGAACCCTGACGACTACGTGCTGAGAGAGTGGCGTGGGGATGTCCTGCCCTTCCTTCGCCGGGAGCTCGCCAGCCCGGTGAAGTCCCTCGCGTGCATCGTCTACACGAGGGAAGCCTACCTGGCTGACCCGGAGATCGGACCAGACGATCCGGTCCATCAGCACCCGGAATGGACTCACCTCCTGGTAGCTGTACTGGCCGGCTCCTCTCCGCCAAGCGCTCATCGTCTTGTGGCCAACCTGGCTGGGGGGAACAAAGAAGCCCTGTCCTGGTCCGCGGAGGAGATCCGCGCGAAGGCTCAGGAGACCGCCCTCTACTACGCGACGCACTCGATCGTCGCGGATTGATCCCGGCCCACTTCTGGGCCATCTCCTTAACCTGCAAACCGGTGAAAACTGGCCTAGTTTCATGGGATAAGCACTGTAGACACCCAAAAGGAGATCGAGCAATGCACATCACCGACGCACAATGGGAAAGGTTCTGCTCCTTGATCAAGGCTGCCCCGAGGGGCACTTGGGAGCACTGCCACGAGGAATGGTGGAGGGTCAACAACTGCCCCGGGCTGGGGCGGGTGGACTTCCACCAGGAGAGGGGAGGGGAGTACCGCCACATCTCGGTGCAGTTCGCGGGCGGGGCAACCGTGATCGAGGGGAGGGATCCGGGGGCGCTTCTCCAGGAAGCCATCATCGGCCCCCTGGAGGAGGAGGAGGCGCAGAAGAAGGCGGCCGAGGAGGAGGCGGCGCAGAGGAGGGCGCGGGAGAACGAGGAGAAGTTCCTCGCTCTGCTCGGCTAGGGTCGGGAAGAGGAACCCAAAGGGGTCTCTTCCTTAACCTGCAAACCGACCTGATTCTGCGGCATAAGCTACTTGATGGAGAGAACGGCGAGTATCCATCCATTCCGGGGTAGGAAGCGATCCTTCCACCCCAGAGGAGAGATCGATGCTGAAGACCCTGAAGGGGATTCTGCGGCCCCAGTCCGCAGCGCAATCTACGGTGGAGAAGGTGGCCTCGTTGCTGGTGGGGACCGTGCTTGGAACGGCCCTGGGCACCTACCTCGAGACCCGTGATAGGGCCAAGACGATCAAGGAGATCTACGAGGAGGCCGACCGGAGGGAGAAGGAGCTTCGGGAGAAGGGGATCGTCTCTGAGATGAGCACCGAGGCCCTTTTCGAGGCTCTCGCGAAAAGGGTCCGAGAGGACCAGCTCAGGGACAAGGAGTTCGAGGCCCGCCGGAAGATCGCCGCGGCCCTCAAGAAGTCCGTCAGCGGGGGAGCCAACGGCAAAGTGATCGACTGCTCGTTCGAGGACTAACCAAGCCTCAGGAGAGATCTCGCCTCTCTCCTTAGCCCGCAAACCGGTCCCGGAAGCTGGCATAAGAGCCTTGAAAGGAGATCAACGATGGCACGTTTTCACCTGGGGAACCACAAGAGCCTGGACCTGACTTACGCGCTGATGGAGCAGCGGATAGCGTGGATGGAGCGGGAAGTGTTTGTTCCACTGGAGGAACCCCCACCTCCTTATGCCTACGAGGAACTCTCCGAGCTTGAACTCCTCCGGATTGACCCGGGACCTCTGGAAGGAATGCTGAGGTTCGACCGGCGCTAGGCCGGGAGGAGAGACCCCACCAAGGGGCCCTCTCCTTAGCCCCCAAACCCCCAAGGCCGGGGAGAGTGACCTCCAGAGACCGGCCGGGAGAGAAGACGGCCCGGAAGAGACCTCCCTCCCCAGCTCCCCCCCAGTACGACAGATGACAGCAGCGATGTTCTAGCTGGCATTGATCAAGGCATACCCAGACCCCCGAAATTCCACCAGGACGGATCAAGGGGTGGCTTGATCTGATCAACCATCCTGGACCACCCTAAACCCTGGTACTCATGGGACCCCCTGTGCGAAGAACCGCAATCCATCCAGGGATATAGCTAACTGGGCTACGCATTGCGTGCCCACGGACAAGAGGCTGGGTGAGAAGGGTCTTTTCTGGGCCATCTCTTCACCGGCCGACGCTATGCGTGCATGACCGACCTAAGTCGGCAGAAGCTCTCAAGGAACCGGCCGGGAGAATAGGCCGCTGGGAACCTAGCTGAGTTCCTCCAGCACTGAGCCACAAGAGCATACCCAGCCCTGAAGCTCATCAGCCTCCAAAGCCCTTCTCAACGGCTGCATCCCCTCCCCACAGCTCGGACATAAGAGAGCCAACGATGACGCCGAACCCAGGGACTGTAGAGGAGGGGACTGTAGAGGAGGTTGATCCGAACCCAGGGTATGGGGAGGAAGGTCAATCCGGACAGGAGGCACTAGCTGTAGAGCTGGTTTCCTTCCTCTTGGCCAGTCTCTCTTAGGGGCCTGTAGAGCGACAGATCGTTCGGCCATTTCGGTGATCCTCCTCTCCTAAGAGTGACCTCTTCTCGCGTTCTTGCAACTCCTTTGTAGAGCACCCTTGCAGTAGCTTGGAATCGTTGGTCTTTTCCGGGGAACTGATCAGGACTGATCATGGCGTAGGATCTTACGCCTGCTATGGGGTTCAGGAAGACCTTGATCAATGCCGGTATAAGAACCCTAGACCCCCTTCCGTCTTTCACACTGGGGGTAGGAGGGTACCATGGGGATGGCACATCGATCTCCCGGTTCATCTTCCCGGCATTCCCCCGGCCGGGTCTATGTGAGTCGTCACGCACGGGAGAGATTCAGGGGCAGGGCGCAAGCCCTGGTACATCTTGGGGAGAGTGCACTGGAAGGTATGCTACAGGAGGCTCTCTTCCACGCACTCTCTTCTTCCCGGCCTGTGGAGGTGCCGGGGCAACAGCTTGTGGAGCTGACAGAGTTCCTCAACCCCTCGCTTGCAGTTGGGAAGGTGTGGGCTGTCCTCAAACCCGACCTTCACCATCCAGACCGGCCTTGTCTGGCCACGGTTCTTCCTGATGCCGTGGTTCAGACTCTCTTCTCCCAGTACTTCTCCGGCCAGGGGCTGAGGGCCCCTCTTGGAGAGCTGGCCAAGAAACCCAAAAGGAGACAACCATGAATCTCACGACAGTTCAGATCAAGAAAGCCCAGAGGCGCTTCCAAGAGATGCTCTATCTCGAACAATGGGACGAGATCACGTCAGCAGTCAACGCGTTGACTGCGCTCTATCCCAAAGCCTTTGGTCAGTGCTGGATGCCAGTCTGGAGAAAGACTCGACAGACATGGCCTAGTGGGACCGAAAAGCTGATGACACGAGAGGAACTCCAGTGCCTCAGCCGTGTGGCACTCCGCCGACTCTTCATGGAGAATACGGGAGCATCCAACAAAGAGGCGACCGAACAAGCTAGCGTCGATCAGAGGGAGGCACTGCTCACTCTGGGAGTGAAGCGAGAAATCCCCCCTCCTCCCCGTCCCATGCCTCCGTGCTGGAAAGAATGCGACGTATTGATGGATCATCTCCGAGACCTCGCATATCGCACCTACCACGTCCTCCCAGACCACTACCTGAAGGACTGCCTTCAGACTCTCCAGAAACTCCTGGACCTCTGCGAAGAGTACGCTCTTGATCCATACGAAGAGACTTTTGCGGCGGGTTTCGCATGGGAGGATCACTTTCCCAAGAAGCCGACAGCTCGGAAACTCTTCAAAATCGGCCCATTCTCCGAGACCTACGAAAGAATGAAGGGTGGGTTGCAGTACAGCGAGCTTCTCCACCCGGTTTTCTTCGACAAGGAGAACGGGAAAGGAAGCTGGGAAGCAGAATACGCCGAGGAGTACTACAGCCACTTCGTTGACTGCGAGGAGAAGGCATGTACTGGAACTACCAGCGTGTGAAGGAAGCTCTTGATCCTGACCGCCGGCGCTACCACTTCGATGGTCTTCCCATCCCTCTGATCCGAGACATGGAGAAGGAGGTTTGGGAACGGCTGGAGATAGACGGCGGTCCCCTCCTCATAGATCCCTCTGTCCGGCAGGTCTTTGTGAGTGAGCTAGTAGAACGAACGCTCACGAATCTACCCGAGGGCTTGCCTCTTCGTCCCGGCCTGAGTGAGGGCCTGACCAACTACATCTGGGACATCGTACGCACGCTCATCGGGCACTTCGCAGTGAGTGGCATCCTCAGAGTCCCGGGCTGTCCCAAGTTCTTCCTCGAGCCCTTGATCTCCGAGGCGTTGCTCTCGACCTCTGTGAAGGGTCTCACCACCGCCGACCTACCAGAGATCCCTACTCCTTTGGCCATCTTCCTACCTCCAGAGATGCGCGCTTACGAGGCGGACGACGAGTTCCACACGAAGATCAAACTCGAGGCGCTCTACCTGGCCTACCCCTCGGTCAACGAAGAGACTGACCAGACAGGCTACACGATGATCGGGCAGTCCAACTACCAGGCGTTCGAAGGTCTACCCGACTCCATAGATCATGGCTTCTCGCTTGGGCTGATCGCAATCCCCCGCACCCAGCCCAGGGCGCTCGAGGACTACATGAGCGGGGACTACACCGTGCTTGACAAGACCCAGCTCAAGCCGAGGCGAGAGAGCGTAAAGAACCTCACGCCTCGGCTCCTCTTGAACCTCCTGCTCTACTGGAAGAGCACGGATGCCGATGTCTTGAGGCAGCTCAACCCCGAGTGGGAGAAGGTGAATCAGAAGGCACACTCCACGAAGGGCAAGCAGCACCAGAAGGCTGTGAAGGCTCTCCAGCGCATCCCGAAGACCGAGTACCTGCATCTCGGGAGTCGGCTGGAGATTCTCCAGCGGCGCAAGCCAGAGGACAAGCTTACAGAGCCCCAAGAGGCTACCCCCACCGGCCGGCATCAACCGCAACACCTGAGAAGAGGGCACTGGAAGTGGCAGCCCTGTGGTCCACAGAGCCGCGAGCGCAAGCTCATCTTCGTGGAGACGTACACTGCCGGCCAAGCCCCGCCTGTTGAGAAGGTAGGCTTCAGCGTAAGGAGCTGATCAATGAAAGTACCGCATGACTTCCAGAAGAACGCGATCCGCAGAGCTCGGCAAAAGATGCGGACGGGCCGCGTACTCGTCGTATCCCCACCAGGCAGCGGCAAGACAGTGATGATTGCAGAACTGACTCGGCTAAACTACCCGAGACGTACCTTGATCATTGCACAACGCCGAGAGATTCTTCGGCAAACCATCTTGCACCTTCGGGACTGCGGCATCCGGCGAGAAGACATCGGAACGATCTATCCAGACAGCCCGAAGATGGATCTTTCCCTGCCCATCCAGATCGCAAGCGCCGCTACGCTCCTCCGACGTGAGCTCTATCCGACCACAGATCTCGTGCTCCTGGACGAGGCCCACCATGCTGTGGCAGACGGGCATGCCAGCATCCTGGAACACTACCTCCGAACCTCTGTCGTGGGCTTCACTGCCACACCTATTCGAATGGATGGGCGCGGTCTTGGAGACATCTTCGATCACCTCATTCTGGCCGCCAAGCCCAGTGAGCTCATCAACCGACAACTTCTGGCGAAGCCTCGTAGCTTCAGTGCACCCGAGGAATTTCTGCCAGACCTCCGCAACATCCGGAGAGCGATGGGCGATTATGTTCCACAGGCCCTGGAAGATCGAGTCAACCGTGAGGAGCTCGTGGGAAATGTTATTGAGCACTACCAGCAGCGAGTGAGGGGACGCACCGCATTGGTGTTTGCCACCTCCATCCTCCATTCTCAGAACCTGGCCAGGCGTTTTCGAGCCGCCAACATCCCCGCACAACACCTCGACTCCATGATGTCCACGATCGAGCGCGATGCACTCGTGACCCAACTGAGGAGTGGGGCAGTACGAGTAGTGACCAATGTGGGGATCTTGCAAGAGGGTTTTGATCTACCGCGTACCTATGCAGTGATCATGGCCCGCCCCACGCTTTCACTAGCACTCTTCCTCCAGCAGACGGGAAGAGCTCTCCGCCGCTACGGCAACCGACAGCCGTTGATCTTGGACCATGCCAAGAATTGCGTACGGTTTGGGATGCCAGAGGCAGACAGAGACTTTCATCTCCAGCCCACGGTCGAGAGAGAGCCGGGCGAGGCCCCAGCCAAGGTCTGTCCCTTCTGCCACGCCATCATTGCAGCAGGATGTCATGTTTGTCCGGAATGTCAGGCGCAAGTTCAAGATTCCCCGGGATCTCCCGCAGAGAACCAGCGTCTCCTCACAGAGATCGCCACACAAGAGAAGCGGATGATGGAGGAACGACTGCGAGCCTTCTTAGCCACCAAGGGAAACGATCCTGAATGGCTGGCTTGGGGAGAAAAGGTCGTAGAGATCTGGACAGGGTACAACAGTGCTGAACTCTAGGCGAAAATACGTGGCAGGCGACGTACTGGGTATCCATAAATTGATCCGGTGCGTCGATACAACAGGACCTCAGTGGCGCCGTAAGTGGAGTTGGAAATGCGTAAAGTGCGGGCGCAAGAGCATAGCTGTGCTTCAGAACATTCGACGCGCGATCAGTTGCTCAGAGTGCGGAGCTCGAACTGCCGATGCTCCAAAAGCAGGAGGTAACTACCCACCAGGCGAACATGTGGGAATCTGGGAAGTGATTGGTACCGCTGGGCACACCAACGATTCTCACAAGAATCGACTGTATCGCGTGAGATGCCGGCGTTGTGGAACGGAGTCCATCCTCAAGCTCTCCAACTTCCGCGCGAGCGCCAAGTACTGCCGGGCCTGCCGCTACAAGGTGATCTTCGCAGGCAAACTCGTTACCTATGACGAACTCAGTGCGCTCTTTGGGATCAAGAAGAGCTTACTCATGGATAGGACAAGCCGGAGAAGAATGTCGATCGAGGACGCTGTTCTCACTCCGGTACAGATCCAAGATCCACACACTAAGACACGCCGCTGCACGGTCTGCAAGATCCCGAAGCCGCTCGATCAGTTCTCTCGGAAGATGGGGCGCTGCAAAGCCTGCCGAAAGATCGAACGTCTGCGAAAGAGAGATCCCCACGAAGGACTTGGTAATGCCCAAAAAGGATGACAGGCCCGGAGACGTATTCGGCGTTCGTCAGTTGATTCAGCGTGTCGGTGAAATCACAGGTAGCACGTACCGACAAAAGTGGCGGTGGAGATGCACGAAATGTGGGCACGAGGACGTGGCTCGATGGATTTCTATAATGAAGTCGGTCATCTGCCCAAACTGCCAAGCTCGCGCCTCTGAGTTGCGAGAAAGAGGAAGTGATCTCACCGGTCTAATGTTTGGTGCCCGAACAATTATAGGCCCAGCTCCTTCGAGACCCGGTATGCGGATGTGGACGTGGCGCTGCACATGTGGGCGCGAAGGAGTAAGTGATCTCAAAAGCTTGCGCGGCTCACGAAACTGCGTGGCCTGCACAACGAAGTACAAGGAGGCAGAGCTGACAGGCACTCGGATAGGGACCTTCACGATCTTAGGACTGGGAGAGCCCGCTAAGAATGGATTGAGAAGGTGGCGATGGCGATGTGATTGCGGGAAAGAGGGGAGCACCAACATCCACAATCTAATGAAATTGAGGTCCCACCGACATCAACATTCGAGGCCGTTTCAGCCGGCTCACGTGGGAGATCGTCTGGGAAGACGCACACTCATCGAGTCCTTAAATGATCCATCAGCAAAGTCGGATGGTAGATGGCGATGGCGATGTGATTGCGGGAAAGAGGGCGTTGGAAAGCTTGGTGGATTGCGGACGTCCAAGGGTGAGTGCCAAAGCTGTAGTCGCGCAGTCTTCCCAGAAGACCTGACAGGTAGACGGTTCGGTTCGATCGTCATAACGGGACGGACGATCAAGCAGAAACAAACATGGTGGACATGGGTATGCGACTGCGGCACCGTTGGCTCTTCTGTAGGCTGGCGACTACAGAAACTACGACGCTGCAAACGCTGTCGCGGAAGTACAGAGGCATTAGGTAAGCGTATCGGGATCAGGGAGTTGGCCTTTATCCTCAACGTAAACACACGACGAATCGAAAAGTTGGTTGAAGAAGGATCCGACTTCGAAGAGATCTTGCAGAAACTACGAAGGAGGGCTTCCGCTAAGAGGCCGCCCGGAGGAAAACCGTGAGGAACCCACATCAGAAAGCGCCAGTCGTGACCTCAGACCCCGCCGTGCTCTTCTTCTACCTTCTCCTCCGCGGCGTGACGTGCGCGGACCAGGTGGAGGAGATCCTCGCAAGGATCGAGGGCGCGATCTACGAGGGTGGGGCGGACAAGTTCACCTTGGCCAACCATCACCTGGCGAAGTACGCCCAGGAGCTCTCAACCCGCCTGAGTATCGCGGAGGATGCGATGCTCGCTTTGCCCAAGGAGGAGCCATGAATCACCGGAACACCCTGAAACGGTTCGAGCAACTTCAGGCCCAAATCGAGGGCCTGCTCGTTGAGATGCGTCTACTCCTGGAGTGCCCAAGGAATGATCCCAGCCTTTGCTCCCAAGCACGAGACTGGCTCCAAAAACAGTGGGACAGAGGTGACGCGGGGGAGAAGGACATTCGAGACCTGTCCTACTCCGAATTCATCCGTCTCAGTGGGATCTATATCTCAGGCCCTGTCTTCAGCAGATGTCGGAAAGAGGTACTCACGAAAGCCGGCTATGTGAGAGTTTCCAGATCATGGGGGGACTGGCAACCTCGTAAGGAGGATCTATGAAGCCGAGAGCCTGGACCCAGAAGGAGGTCCAAGAGAAGTTCCTGCACCACTGCTGGACGATGGTGAAGTACTGGGCAGAGGACGCCCGTACCCCCAGCACCAACGACAAGCTCGAGGGCCTGATGCACAGCTTCCTCGCACTCCTCGATGGGATGTGTGTGGGCATGCCCGCCTATGAGGTCATCCCCAGCCCACACTCAGACGACAAGGACTTTCACATTGAGCAGGGAGAAAACTACTACAAGCCCTTCAGGCTTCCAAAGGGTGCGATCACAGTCCACGGGAGCGACATCCTGAACGACATCATGCACGACTTCGGACGGAAGCACGGATTCCTTCCGCTACTGGAGAAGTCATGAGCGTCACTCACCAAGTTACGATCTGGTGCGACCTCTGTAGCCGCTGGGAGCAGGCAACAGCCACTGCGGCCCAGCTATGGAAGGAGCTGAGAGGAAAAGGCTGGACACAGATCAGACACTACTACGTCCGGCATTACTGCCCGGAGTGCTCCAAGAAGAAAGCAGAGATCTTGGAGCAGATGAAGGCGATGACACCGAAGGAGATAGAGGAGATGCAGACCAAGAGAGGTGAGAAGGATGATGGCCTACAGTCCTGACCTTCCCAAGTGGGCACAGAAGAGGGGCTGGAAGATCCAATATGAGGATAGTCCAGGTGGCGTCTACATGCGCCACCTGGATACCCTCCGCTACCTCTTCGCAGAGGTAACGGACATGGACGACGCCTGTGGCCGGGACAACGAGGGACATGACCGGTTCATCTGGGAGACCTCTCTGGTCGATCTGATCGAGGTTCCCCCGGTAGAGTTGGGGCAGGCCATCCGCTCCGGCATCGGGTGGAAGGGGATTCAGGAGATGCAGGACAGGGCCAAGAGCCGGGAAGAGGGCATCCAACTGAGAATGGCCCTGATGGCTGAGGCCTGCCACAGCTACGGTATCAAGGCCCCATTGGACCAGGGCTCGGTCGATGGTGACCGCTTCGACTGGGCTCGTTCCAGGGGCATGAAGGCCGGGGATGCGGCTGTGGCGACAGAGGAGGCCCTGGACGAGAGACTGGACCGAACCGTGAACAAGATCGGCTCTACTGCACGGGACTTCCTCAGGGGAGACGGCGAAGCGGGTCTTCGCCGCTCTGCTGTGGAGATCGCAGAGGGGAAGAGGGAACCTACGATGGAGGAGCAGGTCTTGATGAAGATGTATTCCGTGTGCAAGGGGCAGACCTTGGGTGGGAAGACCACAGAGACCGTGGCTCTCTCAGATCTCTGTTCTTCCGCGCTCAAGAAAGCAGGGATACCTGATGGACGAAAAGATGATGCCGGGGCAGAAGCCGTACACCCCGGAGGAGAGGGAGAAGAAGGACCGCCTGCTCCGGGAGGCGATGGAAGCGGAGGAGACCATCCCCCTGGATGAGCTGGAGAACTACGCTCGGACCCACTGCCCACACGGGAAGAAGCTGGGTGAGTGCCAGGAGTGCGATGTGGCCGGTGACCTCGCCTTTGATGCCGCGAGGGAAGACAGCAGGAGGAACTTCTGATGACCTACCTCAATACCAAGGAGGAGCTCGAGCGTTTCTTCGCCGGCCAGAAGGCGCGGGGAGAGATCATCGACTACTGCTTCGACAAGAGGTTCAACGGATTCTGGGTGGAGCCGAAGATCTACAACTACAGCTCCCAGTTCGCCCAGGCCGCCGGCTACGTCAGCAAGGACATCTGGTGGCCGAAGGAGATCTCTCATGAACGAGCAGAACAAGGAGAAGAAGAGGAAGTACCTAGCGGATAAGCGCCACGCGGAAGTCATGCCCATGATCAACTGTCTGGAGTGTGAGCACTGTCAATACCGGCGGCAACTCGATGCTGCCACGACAGGGGTCTGGTGGTGTGGGCACCCAGACGCAGAGTCGCTGCGAGGACGGGCTCTACTTGAGAGCGTGGGGCCAGAGTCCATGGACTTCATCAACGCCCCCGCCCAATGCCCGCTTCGCATGGGGGTAGTCTGGAGGAAGACATGACCAAGCGCGAAGCACTCGCTCGGTTCAAGAAGGAAGTCCTGCCGGGGATCAAGCAGCAGTACGAGAAGGATGGCGTCCCAGACATCCCAGCTCGCTGCGAGGCATGGAACGACTGGACGGATGGACTGATGAAGAACAAGGAGATCTCCCTCCGCCAGTACGAGGGCTGGGAGAATCCCTTCTAGGAGGTAGGATGGACAACCGGAAGCACCTAGATCAATGCGACTTCTGCGAAGGGGCCATCCTCCCGGACGAAGCCAGCACCTGCCATAACCCCGCCTGCCCCGGCAAGCTCACCAAGGAGGAGCTGGCCCTCCTGAAGAACGCTCGACTCTGCCTCCATGTCTCTGCCGTCTTCCACCGGCCCGAGTATCGTTCTCTCAGGGAGAAGGGGCTAATCGATCTCGAGGATCAGGGACGGGTCTGGTGGAAGCCTTCCTACTACGTCGTGCGAACCCAAGCGGGCAAAGACCTGCTGGCGAGGCTAAAGAAATGATCATGAAAGTCAAGCCCTGCATCGGCTGTGGCTACTGCTGTACGACCGCAACCTGTGTCCTGGGCATGCTGCGGTATGGAGCTGATCGCCCATGCCCAGAACTTCAGTTTGACGGAAGGAGATTCTGGTGCACTCTAATCACCGGGGCGGTTGCCCCAGAGAAACAACGGCTCTCGAGCGAGCTCGCCATCGGGGCGGGCTGTTCGAGCAGCCTGTTCAACACCCAGAGAGAAGCGTGCGAGAGGGGGAAGCTGGGGGAGTATCTCCAGGCCCAGCGTTCCTCATCGCCTTCGTTCGATCTCTTCTGGGGACACTCACCTCCGACCAAGTCTTCCTCGCCGTTGGACGGGCAGCGAAAGAAGTAGGTCTACCACGCGAGATGGCCGAGCTCGCTCTCTCCAGCCTCCTCGGCTTCAAAGACCGCAACAACATCTGGCCGAAGGACTTCATGCCATGAGCAAACGAAAGACCGTTTGGTTCGCTCGAGGCGGTGGCCTCGCCAAGAGTGGGCCATACAAAACTCAGATTGAGGCAGTCAACGCCATGCGCCTAGTGAAGAGAGAAGCCGACACGAAGATCGTGGGCGACTTCCGGGACGGTAAGGCTGATATCAAGCTGGTGCATATCCCAGCGCAAAGGGCTGAATTCCCCGACGACGTGTTCGTGTGGCCAGAGGAGATCGAGAAATGACTAAGAAGGAGATGATCAAACAGATCGTGGATAACCACGTTGAGGACATCCGAGAGTGGGTGATCCGAGACGAGGCGTCTCTTCGTGCCTGGATCAAGGAAGTGCTGAGACTGAGGGAGATGACCAAGGAGCAACTGAAGGGGGAGTTCAGCCTTTACATGGAGGAAGGGCAATGAGCTACCGATTAGTGATCTGCGTCGATGTCGATGCGTCCTCGCTCGAGGAGGCGTATGGCAAGGTCTACGAGGCTATGGGGAAGATCACGGGGGTAGGTACAGGCCTGGACTGGTCGTCAGATGATGAATGGTACGATCCAGAGGGTAACGCGGGTCTGAGCATGGACCTTGATAACGCAAGGTGGGAGTTCCTCAAGAAGAGGGCACTGCCATGAGAACCTGCCACTGCCCGATCTGCGATGGCCCACCTGTGGTCCTTGGCCAGCTTGGTAACCTGCTCTGGATGCGCTGCCGGAACTGCGGGATGGAGTACAGCCTGAAGCAACTGGCCAGGAAGGCCCTCAAGATCGGCCCCAAGAACGTGCGACGTGTCTCCTCCCAGCCGCTCTGTGAGCGGTGTGGGAGCGGGCCATGCTGCTGCAAGGAGACCTACTGATGTTCATCATCACAGCTATACTCATGATCTGCCTCTCTCTCCTCCTGCGCGTCATCGTCACACTACCACTGGCTGTCATTATCATGTGGTGCTGGGACGTCTGCATGCCCGCCCTCTTCAATCTCCCCCGCGCCACCTACTGGCAGAGCTTTGCCCTCTGTATGATCGTAGGTCTACTACTTCATCTCGATGTCACGGTGAGCCGGAAGGAGAAAGAGTGATGCAGAAGTTGATGGATCAAGTACGAGAGTTCGTGAAGGCTACTGGGCAGAAGATTGGCTCAGAACCTGGAGATGCCTTCCGAAGGGATGTGAAGCTCGGTCTCCAGCTCATCCACCTCATCCGCGAGGAATTGACCGAGTTTGAAGGTGCTCTTCTCGTGGAAGATCCTGAGGGCATCCCGGACATCGCTTATGGACTAGGTGACCTTCTCTATGTCATCACCTGGACAGCTCTCGTCTTCGGGTTCCCGATGGTGGCGATCATGGACGAGATTCACAGGTCTAACATGACCAAGTTCGGTCGAGGCGTCTTGCGGGATGAGAACGGAAAGGTCGTCAAGCCGCCTGGCTGGGAGAAGCCGCATATCAAGGCGATCCTACAGGACGCAAAGGAGGAACCATGATGCAGATGGTAAATCACAACGTCCACATCTGGTTGGACAAGAGACCTATGCAGGTCGTGATCATCCACACCAACTTCACCACCGAGATTTACGAGAAGGAGGCGGACGGGACTCTGGGGGAGTTGCTTTTCCAGTCCTACCGCGAGGGGGTGAAGATGTGCCCTGCTCTCGGACGGCTCTTCAAGGATGTACCGGGGTATGAGCCAGGCTACGGCTGTCCGATCTGCAAAGGGCTCTCGTATCACCTGCCAGTGGAGGAACCATGATCGAGAGATTCATGAAACGGCCGGGAGAGAGCATCCTCCCATCCACGGATGACCCCACGATGCTCCTCATCATGGATGGGGCACCCGATGATGTCCGCCTCCCTCAAGAGCTGGGCGGGCATATCGAGAAGGTGACGGACGCCTTCAAGGCGCCCTGCCCTCACTGCCAGGCACCCGTCCGCCACCTCAAGCTCGAGACAGTCTACGTGGCTGAGTGTGATCAGTTTTACTGGTACAGGAGACGCTGATGGACGATCCAGTCAAGGCTTTCCACGCACACCTTGACGTCTGCAAGTGGTGTGACGAGCACTGCTTCGAGCTCTGTCCGGAAGGGCAAAAGCTACTGAAGGCCGCAGCCGAAGATCCTCGGATTGTTAAGATCATGGGAGGCCGTCTTGCTCCGACTCTCAGTGGGCGGTTTTCTTCAGAGCCGCACTACCAGAACATGCCCGTTACCTCACCACTGGCTGAAGAGATCATAAACGCTTTCAGGAGACGCTGATGAGCTGGGAGATGCAAGTGCTCGTGAAGGACAAGTGGCGGTCTGTGCACCCCTCCTGTCGAGAGGAACCCTACCGCTACGCAGACCGCGCCTCGGCAGAGAAGATGCTCAAGATCTGCTACCCAGATCAATGTCGAGACATCCGACTTGGGGGAGAACCTGAAGTGCGGGTGATCGAATCCTCAGAACCAACAAATACGGAGACGTGATGCCTAGAGTCTTTAGCGACAAGGAAGAGCCCCTGCCGCAGCTCAAGAAGAAGACGTCGGAGGAGAGACTCCGGGAGATTCGCAAGATAACCAACGAAACGGATAATGCCATCGAGAGTATGAGGACCGACTCGGCGGAAGATCAACTCGACATCCTCCGAGATGCGATGGCTCGGATAACGATGGCCCTTGGACCGGCCATTGACCCGAAGAAGAACAGGAGGTGAACATGCTGCGGATTCCTCGCCTTCCCTGGAACGAGTTCTTCATGCTCCAGGCTCACTTGATAGCTACCCGGTCCACCTGCGACCGTGGACCGGAGCTTCTCTTCGACCCCGGACGGCATGGCGTGGGTTGCGTGCTGGAACGCGACCACCGAGTGATCGCTGGGGGCTACAACGGCTCTCCTCCCGGCCACGTGCACTGTGATGAGATCCGGTGTGTCTCTCGGAGGGATGGGTTCGAAGCTGCAACTGGGTACGGATGCCCTGACGACCGGGCTGGGTGTGGCTGGAAGAAGGATGGCCCAGTGTTGATCGATGGTGTACTTCCTACCATGCGGTGTCCCCAGTGTAGTGGGGAAGTGGAGGGAGGACATCTCATGGTGGAGGGTCATTGCCGGAGGACGATCCATTCGGAAGCCAATGCCCTGCTCCAGTGTGCCTTGGATGGAACGAGCCCGGAAGGAACAACCCTCTATACTACCGCCAGTCCGTGTCATGACTGCGCCAAGCTCATCATCCGGGCAAAGATCTCTAAGGTCATCTGGGGCTCTGCCTATCAGTCCAGGTACGGTCTCTCCGATGATGTCCAGAAGATGCTCACACGAGCGGGGATAGAGACGAGCTGCCTCGCCATGCGGAGAGAGGAGCTGGAGAGATGAAACTCTGCGTCGTCTGCATGGAACGCCCACGCTCAGGTTCCGTCTTCTGTGAAGCGTGTCGGAAGAGTTGGGAGCAAGACGCGGAGAAGGATGAGACCTTGGCGGCTGCCATCATCTGGACCGCCAAGCGGGCGCGCAAGTTCGAGAGAGCCCGGAAGGAGAGGAAGCGATGCCAGAGGCAATGAATTGGGATGACGACCTTATTCAGTTCTCTCGTCTCCTCTGTGAAATCACAGCGGCACTGGATGAGAGCCAGATGAAATCACTCATCAAAGATCTCAGTTCTTCGATGGACCTGAGCCACGATGACGTGAATGCCCTATTCGACAGAGCCGAGAAAACGTGGGAGGGGATCAAGACAAAAGCAGGCTGCACCGCGATAGACACGGTCAAGCTGATGGGGTGCTCGTTGGAGAATCTCGAGCGTCTGGGACGGCTAGAACGGTACAAGAACATGACCCCCGAAGAGATTGAGAAGCTGGACTGGGAGGTCGAGGAAGAGGACCCGAGGTGAAACGATGAACGACCTGAAACTTCCCCTCGATCATCCGCTGCGTGGGTTCCCGGATGACTTCAAGCTCTACCTCTTGGAAGAAAGACAGGGGCGAAACAATGATCACCAATGACTGGCTCAGGTTGCACATCAAGAAGGCCAATGAGGATGGTGCGGGCATCATAGCTAGCGGTGATGGCAGAATCGAGTGGCGCCACCACATGGCCACGGTGGATGAGTGTCCTGGTGGGGTTATCGTAGCCTTCGATAACAAGACTGTCACCGTCTGCACCGAGGAGCAGCTCAGTCAGGTGCTTCTTGTTATCGGGCGGGAACTCGTAACTGAGGTGGATCGATGACCTTTCAGAGACAAGCTACTGAGAGTCGGGAGGAGTGCCAATTCCAACTGTGGTGGAAGCAGGACCACTCAAACTGCCGATACAGATTCCGGCCAGATCAAAGGTCAACGCTGTCGCGTACGTTCCTCTGTAGCCGGTCGTTTAGGGCGCACCGCTGCTTGAATAGACTCTGTCCCCTACGCTTGGACAAAAGAGGACGAAGATGAGAGTTGGATCGAAACTACAGTTTGAAGTCCCGGACAAATGCCCACCAACTTGCGCCTACCGCCACGACATCCGCAACTTCGGACAGAACGCCATCTGTCGCTACTGTCCCATCTTCGCATGCTTTCCCTTCCCAGCTCCCGAGGGGGAGGACACCATCTGCATGGTCGAGCCAGAGGAGATGCGGGATGACTGGGCGGAGGAGTGGATGAGGTACTTCAAGGATGGAACACCACCCACATTGCGGTTTGAGATCGCTAAGAAGGAGGAAGCATGAAGACCGACATTGAAAAGAAGATCGAAAAGCTTGAGCAGAATCCCAAGATCTTCGCCTATGGGTATGACCTGGAAGAGGCCCTCAAACGGGTGGAGGTGAAGATCTACGACCAAAGGCGATACGCTGGTGAGAAGGGGTGACTTGATGTGTACCATCATCAACGAGAACGGGGTCAAGATCTCTTACGATCTCGTCCGGCAAGCCATGAAGAACGAGCCCTATCCCATGACCGTGGTAGGCGAGGACATCGATTCGGTGATGGGGGCAGTGAACCAGGGGATCGATGCCCACCTGGAAGCGTGCTTCGTCCCGGACAGGGGAGACCGCTACGAGCATGGAGATCGGCGGGTGAAGGACATGATCATAACTCGCACCCTCAAGTGCAAGGTCTCCGAGGAGTCTCTCCCCATCCTCATTCGCCGGCTGTTCGAGGCGGAGGACGAGAACTCCAACAACCTGGCTTCCAACATCCTCTCCAGCATCGACATCGAGGATGATGGGAAGTGGGAACCGGAGGAAACATGAAACACGAAGCCACACTCCAAGTCCCTGCATGTTGGAAGGAGCTCATCAAGGTCGAGTTTCCGGAAGATCTGGTAGGGATCACTTCCGAGAAGCAGTGTACTGGAATTGACGATCCCAAACCACACTACGATGATGATCGTTGTGTCCACTTTGCCTTCTCAGATGGGATGGTCTTCGCATTGAGTCTCCTGAGTGGGCAGCACAACTACTACGGGAAGTTCTGGTGGGCGAAGAAGCTATCCTCCTTCCAGCTACAAGAGATGGAGACGTTCGACTCCGAGTACCACTACTTCTGCTTCGGGGATGAGTACCACGTCAAGATCAACTGGATTCCCTAAACCTCATGGCGGACCATTGGAGGAAAAGAATGATCAGAGAGTTACGCACCGAACCTCTACCCGGACACATCGTCCACATCGCTCAACAAGACCCCTTCACCATCCTCCTCAAGGCCTATGTCAGGGCGGCGTGGGAGTTGCCAACTCAAAAGCAGCTCGAGGATGTCGCCGCCCAGAGGCTCCTCTCTCTTCCCCACCTGGACGAGGGGGCAGATTGGGACGTGTCCTCTGTCATCATCCCCGACCAGGAGTCCCTCAAGAGCCTGCTCGAGCTAGCCATCCAGGTGAAGGGTCGGATGGACGACGTCTTTGCTGTGGTCGCAGGGGATACGGAAGAGTTCGTACGAAAGGCCCAGGACGCCCTCTTCGTTCTCATCGAGAGCATGAAGGAGGTGCTCGGGCTGGAGGAAGCATGAAACTTCAGATACAAGATCCGGACAGCCCCATCCAGTTTGATAAGGAGATCGATGACGGTATGACGATTCACCTCAGTGGATTTGAAGGGGCGGAAGATGTGGAGTTCGTAATCCACGAGGAGGACGTGGGTATCGTCATCTATAGCAAGCACAAGAACGAGCAGGTGCTGATTAGTCCACAGGACGATGGGATGGTGCTATTCCACGTTCTTCGGGAGGGAGGCGAGCGGAATAAGTGGAAGAGGAATCTGAGAGCTCGTAGGCGTCGTTCCCGTCTCTCAAAGGAGGGGCCATGAGGGTTTCTCGAAGACCCTGTGTGAGCTGCGGCGTCCAAGTTCCTGAGACTCAAGCCCCACCCTATCCCGACCACAAAGCTAGTTGCACCTTGGTGAAGACCTGGAGGAGATCACTCTGCACCCAAGTGATTGAAACCAAGGTCCCAGGTTGGGGTACTGTCCGGCATTTGAAGGTGTGGCGAGAGAACGGGAAGGACGGCATCACCTGGGATGAACTCCAAGTGCTGAAGAACGAACGGCTTGGCCGAAATACGAGGGCCATCGAGGTCTACCCAGACCAGGAAGACCTCGTGAACTCAACCAACATGCGCCACTTGTGGGAAGTTCCCCCTGGCGTACCTCTGCCGAACTTGGCGGAGAGGGGGTGACGGAGGACCAGATGAAGGAGCAGACCATCAAGGCCGGGCAGTACTACGCTGCCAAGTACCAGGGGGACAACGGCGACCTGATCGTTGGAAAGGTGAAGAGCGTTCGCACCACTGGGGAAGTCATCCTAGAGAATCTACTCTCCGGCAAGATTGCCACCAAGAAGGTGAGCGTGCTTCAGGTGCGGAACAAGAGGATCACGAAAGCCCAAGCAGCCGAACTGGTGGACCTCTACGAACAGAACAGCAAGGCGGAAGTGAGGGCGTTGGCGGTGCGGATGAAGCCTTACGCCAACGGAGAAGAACCAGCCCAGCAGAAGCTGAAGTTCGACACCGAGAAGGCGGTCAGCGAGCTCGTGGACTCCTACTACAACGATCTCCGCATGTATGCTCAGAGGCGAACGAACCAGTTCATTGTGGCTGTGGTGAACCTGCTCACGAAGAAGGCGGGACAGGTATGATCAAGAAGGGCACACCCATCCTCTGCGAGAAGTGTGGGGCCCACATCCTTACGGCCACGGAGGATATTCTTCCCCACGCCTACATGGCGTCCAAGCTGTTCACCCTGCCGGACGGAACGCCCCTCCCTTTCCAGGCGCAGATGATCTGTACGGCCTGCAGGCTGCCCTTCAACACAATCTTCACTGACACCGCCAAGACGGATTGAGGAGGAATCATGAAGTGTGGAGTCGTACCCGGCTCTGCCTTGTCCTTCGGATGGGAGGCCAAGGTTCAGCTTTTCGCATCCGAGCACGGCATCAAGATCGACAGCAAGGAGAAGTACCAGCAGGTTCGGGAGCTGATGGCACTCATCAAGCAGATCGACAAGCTCACTGCCAAGCACGTAGACATCGCCCTCGAACTCGGGTCAGCCCGGCAGAAGAGGGACAAGCTCAAGCTCGCTCTGGACTGGAACAGGAAGGAAGAACCATGAGCCCCACGTTCACCACGACAGGACTCGACTTCTCCGCCCAGGACGTGGATAAGACCATCCAACTGAACGTGTCCTGGTGGCAGCGTTTGAAGTACCTCTTCCTCCGCCACATCCTCCGCCGGGATGTGGACCCGCCCGGTCTGTTCATCATCACCGAGGTGAAGACCTGGAGCGTGACGATCGAGCCCGCCTACATCTGTCGAGGTTGCAAGAGAACAGTCCCTTGGAGCATGGGTGCCGCAGATCACCACCCAGAGCTCTGCGATGACTGCTACGCTGCCCTCGACTGCCCCACCTGCAAAGCCCGCTCAGGATCACCATGCGATGGTGGTCTCCACGGATAGCCCCACCTGAAGAGATCAAAACTTGATCTCTTCTTTAGGTATAAGAGCCTTGCCACGAGATACACACTTATTGATCTGGGAGACGCTAGATAGCGTGTGGTGTCGGAGGGTAATACGACGGAGGTCCTGGGTGTAGGGGCCGAGCAACGTCCGGCTGCCTTGGTACTGAACAAGGGGCGGTCGGTGGAACATGGTGGCGTCAGGACTGTGGGTATGCGGCGCGGGACAGGCTGTGGGTAGCAGCGGCCGATAGGAAGTCTGGGGTGGCGATGAACAGTCCATCGGAGCAATCGGGGCGATGGAAGATGTGGGGTAGAGCAAGCCTGTTGGATCTATCTGGCACATGGCCTTGCTCATTTCTGGGGATCTGTGGGTACAAGAGGCCGAGGGACATGTTGTCTATTGTGCGGCGGGCTGGTGGGAAATGATCTTCAGCGGTTCGTCCGCGTGTCTCAGGTGTTCCTCGACCTGAGAAGAATCTCGAGAGGGCAGCCTTCCTGTCTGTGTTGGAGGAGGTCTGAACGCCGAAGTGTTCAAAGTCTGGGGAAGGGCAAGCCTGTTGGAAAGAAGCGTCGAGGTAGCTGCGATCTCACTCAGGTGGGCCAGAGTATCGCTGCGAGGGAGGGGCGTATGGAAGGCAAGAATGGATGCATGACGGAAAGTCTTCTAGGGAGCATGTCGAGGCGCATTGGCGCGAGTCGGTCTGATGCAAGGTGGGAGAGTAGATGCCTTGCTTGTCTGTACCGTCAGAGGGCGGGTTATGGAATGGTCAGGTGGTGGAGTCGGTAGGCACTGCTGGGTGGATGCAGTCCAGTGGGTAGTCAGTTTCGGATGGATGCACGCGTGGCATTTGTTTCAGCGGTTCGTCCGCGCGTCCTGGGAGACCCCTCGGACCCAGGAAGAATCTCGAGAGGGATCATGTTCGTCTGAAGGCAGGTAGGGAAGATCGTGGGTAGGGAGGGGATGGCTTCCGCACGAAAGATTGAACTCAAACTGTCTATAGAATTGGGGCGACGGTAGGAGAGAAGGTGGTCCAGGGAGGAGGTAGTAGGATCATAGCTACCTTCGGCATGTCGGGGCGGCGGAGATAGAGTAGTGGCGGGCGTGGGTGGAGACGAGGGTCGTAGTTTCCTGGGGGTGGGTATCAGATCGGGATTGCTCGATCTTTTCTTCAGCGGTTCGTCCGCATTCCTTTCACAGGCTTGGGCACTCACTGGGGAGTTGTCCAAGCTACAACAATGATCAGTCGGAGGATCAGATGCAACCAGCTACGCCCGAAGGCCGGCAATCCGCTGGCAAACCGAGTGGAACCAACAAGGAGACGAGGCCGGGTGGGAATGGCCACGGGGTGAGGGTGGAAGGCATCAAGTTCACCAAGAAGGACAACTGGCTCGACTTCCTCCTGGTCCTGGCCTACGACATCGGCTCTAGGGGCCAGGCCACCGTGAGCGATGTGCTCCACGATGTGGAGATCAAGTTCAACTGCACCTTCCACGGCAACCGGGGGCTGAACATGGTCTCGGACGGGCTCGAGGCCCTCCGCAAGCAGGACCTCCTCGCAGAAGCCCAGAACGCTGACGGGCAGGGCGTGTTCTCCCTGAAGCGCATCAAGTTCAACTGCAACCCGGCCCTGGTCTCCATGAAGGCCATGATCGAGGAGCTGAAGTCGGACTCCACGGGCATGCTCATCATCGAGCGGTTCACCGCGGGGGAGGGAGCCAAGCAGGTCAAGGAACGGCCCGAGGAGCCGGCGGACTTCCTCATCGAGTACCTGCTGCTGTGGCCCATCCTCGGCTCCCAGGTCTGGGCTGGGAACCTCTACCTCCAGGAGATGTACTTCGCCCTGGGGAAGTACCTCACCCTTCACGAGACCAACCCGGACGGCACCATCAAGCTCGACAAGAACGGCAACAGAGTCATGAAGGAGGAGTTCTCTGATCACACGGACGTCCCCCTCATGTTCGAGCGTGGAACGGATTGCATCGTGGCGGCTCACACTGCCACCATCTCCGGCTTCCTCGAGAAGGCGTTCGAAGCCTTCCCGCCCTCCACCTACGCCAAGAGGGGTTATCAGGCGAGAGAGTTCATCGGCAGCGCCCCCATCGTGATCAATCCGCCATCCATCACCATCGAGAAGAAACCCGTCATCCGCAATGAGAAGGGTGTGGGGCAGGGAGGGCAAGCGTGCGGCCTTCGCAACTACGAGGTGATCAAACCGGGGGTTCAGCTCACCCTCGAGATCGCGTGCTGCACCAAGAACTTCATCACCCCGCCCGAGATGTACAAGTGGCTCAAGCGTGTGCTGCGGATGCCGATCCGCTCCATGTCCCCAGCCAGAGGCAAGCAGACGGGCGGAGCCAAGCTCTTGAGCCTGAAGTATCGTCCCTGGTCCTCCGACAGCGACGACTACCAGGAGGTTCCCGATCCCAGAAACGGGGCCTCCAAGTAGGACTGCGTAGGGGGTAGGAAGGGTATTCTGTGGGACGGGCCTATGGTCGGGATGCGTTGTAGCGCGGATGAATGTGGGTGATGGGACTTGTTGGGCTGGATGGATCCCGGAGTAATGGAGGGGCGGCTCGCTCGGCAAGATGATCGGAAGAGGGAGTTCGTCTTGAAACGATGTGCCGATGGACATGCCCAGTGCCGGGAGGCGGGAAGGATGGAATGAGTTGCGGCTTGGATTCTAGTGACTACCGCTCTTCGGAGCGCACTCACGGCTGGCGCCCGTGAGGAAGTCTGAGCCAAGCCGGGGATCATCCCCGGCTTCTTTAGCCCTGATCCAGACGTGACCAACCCACCTTGTTGATCCAGTTCACCACATACTTCATCTTGATCTCTGCTGTGTCCTCTCCGGTCATCCGGTAGGACTCGATGAGGTCAGCCTTCTTGAGCCCCTCCAGGAACATCTCGTACTGAGACGGCCCTTCCAGCCCTCGACATCTCTCTTGCAGTTCGTTCCAACACTTGAGGCAGTAAGGCTCCGGCTTGCTTGTCTTTGGGTTCATCTTCTTGATGGGGGCTACCCCAGACTCTCCATGCTTCTCACAAATCACGGTGCCTTTCCTTTCTGGATGCAGAGTCATCGTCTCTGCCTCTTCCGCCCTCTGTCCCGGCTCACATGGGGATTGGCAGGGCATGTGGCCTTGGACAGCATAGATACTGAAATGGGGGCCGCGCATCAGTCCATAGATCTTCCCCGCCTTCAGGAGCTTCTCTCGGTCCCTTGCTGTAGAGGTGAAGGACTGGATGCTCTCCAGCACCGCACCATCAGCAGTGACGAGGGTTACCCCATTCATCTCTGTCCCCGGCTTGGCCTTGTCCACGTGGAGCTTATGCGTGATGTCCTCAGTGATGATGCACTGCGGGCAGTAGACATCTCCGTTCGTATTGGGCTCGGCTGTGACCTCACCATGCTTCTCACACTTGATGATCATTGCGCGCCTCCATTCGTAGTCCTTGCAGAACGCTTCTTGCTCCGCGAGACCCCACCTGAGCACCGCCTGGTTGGCCTCACGGAACAGCTCCAGTGGGATGCCGCCGCTTTCCCTCTCCAGCAGCAGTCGCTGGCGATCAGCGTTCTGGTAGCTCATCATGCGCTGCTCGTGGTTCACCGGGATGGCCTCTCCGTACTTCCAGCCAGTGCAAGCAGCACGATCGAAACGCTCAGTCTGAGAATGGTAACGAGCCCAGAGATAGAGGGCTCTTTCCCAGAGCTCATCTGGCACTTCGTAGAAGCTCTTCGATCTGAAGAGGCTGTTCTTCAGATACTCATCGGTCTCCTCACGTGAGGTCAAGATCTCTCCTTGGAATCGGCGCGTCACCTCGGGAACCTCCTCTCGATGAAGTCGATCAGGATGATGAAGAGGGCCGTGAAGATGCCCATTGTGTACCACCAGGTCGATGGCAATCCCCACATGATCTCGGCTGGACGGAAGAGAAGACTGTAGAGCGCCCAGATGATCACCAAGTAGGGCGTCAGACGTTGAAGGAAGTTCAGGATGGGCGTCATGGAAGTGACCACTGTGGTGTAGGGTCTGGGCTCGCCCAGTCCAGCGGTTCTGAGAGAGCCAAGATCTGTGCGTACTCCTCCAGGTACTTCTGAGCCACCTCCATGCTCTCGATGAAGACAGCGTTCTCGAACGAGGCGCCAGAGTTCCTGGTGATGTTGAATGAGCCTGTCCAGACCGCCACGGGATGGAGATCGCAGAGTGTGCCGGCCGCCCCCGTGCGGTTCCACTGGCAGAACACGAGGAACTTGTTGTGTGCCTTGGGAGCCACCGTCTTCTTCTTGGACTGGGCATGAACACCCAGACACCGAATTGGATCGATGAGGCTGGCGCCGGTCCCCATGTCGCAGATGGGCGGGCACATCCAGCGGTGCTGGATGACAGGCTTGATGCTAAGGTAGGTAGCCCTCATCTTCACCTTCCAGTCCGTGTAGCTCGTCCTGACCCCACGATCTGGTCGCCAGAGATCTTCTTTCTGAACCACCAGGCTTACTCCCTCTCTGTGCCGAAGCTCATACAAGAAGTCCCGTGAGGTCAGCCATGCGATCGAGCCCACCACCACGGGGTACTGGGCCGTGATGTACAGCAACTCCTGCTCGATGTTGCGGAAGAAGACGGAGACAGACTTGATGCCTTGTACATCTACGCTCCCGTTCAGATTCCGGAGGGGACGACTGGGACCGCTTCGGCTGGAGATGCGAAGTTTGTTGAGGTCCGTGTCGCAATCCCAAGAGGGGTTGTTGCTGTAGGTCACGCCCTCTTCTCCCAGTAGGTGAGCATCTTGCCGATGTACTGGCCCGACACTCCCAGGTAGATTCCGATCTCTCTGAGTCGGAATCCCTCCTTCAGCAGGGCCTCCACTGCCCGCTGGAAGGACTCGTTCCGTGCCCGGATGAAGGTCATTGTCTCCTTGCGATACTTCGTGGCCTTCGCCACCAACTCTTTGGCCTTCTTGGAAGGCTCTCTCTTGCGGATCGTCATGGGTCCATGATAAACCAAGGTTTCAAAAAGTCAACCACTCGGGTATAAGAAAGCCGAAGATCAAACAGGAGTTACGCATGAGCTGGCGCATTGATCCCGACAACCCCGACAAGGTCCACGTCGCCCTGACCGAGTTCCATACACTCACGGTCACCCATCAGCCAGATGAGGGGATCGTCTTGGATGTAGTGGACTCGCGCTTCACCGCGCGGGGAGAGAACGACGTGGTCCACACCCAATGTGAGGACTTCGAGACTCTCAACTGCTGCATGGATGACGAGTGTCTCTACGACGACTCGGAGGATAAGAAGGGAGGGGTGATGTCGAGGCGCATCCCTAAATATGAGCGGGACGAGTCGTGGGAGCATCAGCAAGATCTCAAGGCCCATGTGATTGCCTTGAAGGAGTGTGATATTGACGGCAATACCCTGATCGATCCACGAACCGGCATCCGTTATATGGAGTGCATAAGTTGTGGGATGATCATGGACATGGACATGGATGAACGTCACAGCGGCGGGGAGTGCAACATCTGCCATGCCATCAACAAGGATGACTAGGAGATAGAGCATGACCGATACCATCCGTTCCAGCCCCATTGGCTGGTGGCTCTGCTACAACGAGAGACACTGGTCCGGCCCGTACGAGTCGGCAGATGCTGCGATGAAGGCCGCGGAAGTCCTTGTGGCCAAGACTCGTAAGACCTTCGAGCTTCTCCAGACCGCACCCTGGGATCGCAGGACTATCGAAATCGAGACCATGACCGAGACCAAGCGGTCACGAATCTAGGAGGACTCAATGAGCGTGATTTGTTTCTATCACATCGGCGATCTGGACGGGAAGTGCAGCGCCGCCATCGTGAGATTGTCCCACGATCAAGAGGTCGAATTGGTGGGCATCGACTATGGCTGGAAATTCCCCTGGGAGAAGATCACGAAGGACACCCACGTGATCATGGTGGACTTCTGCCTCGAGCCGTTCGAGGACATGCTACGCCTTCGAAGGGAGGCCAAAAGCTTCATCTGGATTGACCACCACAAGACCGCCATCGCGGAGTACGAGTCTGCGAAGGAGGGCCTCTTCATCAGCGACCGCATCAGCCTGAGCATCGATGGCAGGCGGGAGATCGGGACGGCTGGGTGCGAGCTCACCTGGGATCACTTCAGGGGTGGAGAACGTCCGCTGGCTGTGAAGCTCCTGGGCCGCTACGACGTCTGGGATGAGTCCGCCCATGGTTGGCATGATGAAATCCTACCCTTCCAGTACGGCATGCGGAATCAAGACAACGGCCCAGAGGCTCCCCTTTGGATCGAACTTCTCACCCCCCAGTATGAGGACTACGAGTCGATCGCGATTCAGAAAATCATCGAGAAGGGAAAGATTATCCTGGCCTATGAGGAGAGGCAGAACGAGCTCTACGTCAAGGTCTGCTCCTTCGAGACCATCCTGGCCGAGCCCCTTGTGGTCGGTAAGCCCTGCCGGCAGTTGAGAGTCATCGCCTGCAACAAGGCTCTCGCCAACAGCAAGCTCTTCGACTCGGTGTGGGACCCGGAGAAGTACGACCTGATGGCCACCTTCTACCTCCAGAAGAAGGGAACCTGGAAGGTCAGCCTCTACACCACCCGCGCGGATGTGGACTGCTCAGCCATCGCCAAGGCCCGCGGCGGGGGAGGCCACCAGAAGGCTGCCGGGTTCATCTGTAGCAGGCTGCCCTGGACCATCCTGGGAGTCCCCCAGAGCCCCCAGGAGGCCGGGAAGGGGGTGGAGGGTGCCTAGTACTACCCCAGAGGAGAAGGTCGCTCCTGAGGCCCTACAGGCGATGAGAGAGGCCCTCAAGACCTACCCCAAGGCCCGCTGGGCAGCCTTCCAGAATATGGCCATGGATTCCGCCAGTTTCGGCCACCTTCAGTTCCTGGCCATTGGACCTACCAATACCTACAAAGTCCCACCGCAGCGGATGCCTGACACTCAGGCGGGGACGGGTTGGAAGTACCTCTTCGCCGGCTGGGTGGACCTCGAGACCGGGGAGGTCAGGACCGACCGATGCCGGCGGTGTGGAGGAGACACGCCGGCGGGGACCTACCATGCGTGCGGGGAGCCCAACGGCTACTGCTCAGTCAACTGCGAGAAGAACGATGCCGAAGAGATCAAGGAGAGACCATGAAGATCGAACGAGTTCGTGTCTTCGGCTTCGAACCCGCTTTCTTTGGAATGCGAAACCCCAAGGAGAGCTGGGATCGAAGCGACAGCACCTTCTACGAACACGCCCCGCACTGGCCCTACCCCATCGATCCGCTGGACCGTGGGAAGGTGTACAACTCTCCGCACTGGCACCCTAGCGTGATCGTTCCTGAGTTCCCCGAGATCGGTCCGAAAGACATGGACCTTGCCTGCTCCCTCATCAAGGGTGGGAGTGAGCACCGCAAGTTCCTCCGCCAGATCATGATCTGGGTGAACATCACCATCCCCCGCTACTGCTGGCAGGAGCTCGACACCTACAAGGTCGCGACCGTGCGGATGTCCTGCTCCACCATGCACAAGCTCGGGCACCGCCTCCTCGTCCAGGAGGACTTCGAGCAACCCATCGAGGAGCAAGCCCTGAAGCACCTCAACGAGCTCGTGGGCCTTTTCCAAGAGGCCACCGACGTGAGTAAGACAGCCACTCGTGTCATAAGGAGAAAACTGAAGAACGATCTGCCCGAGGGTTACCTTCAAATGGCCACCTACACGTTGTCCTATGAGACAGCCCTCTCGATTCTCCGACAGAGGCACAACCACCGGCTGGACGAATGGCACTGGGAAGTGACCGGCTCGATCTGCAACTGGCTTCTCACTCTCCCATACCTGAGGGAGTTCGCGCAGGCGCTGCTGGGAGCATTGATCGCGCCAGAAATACCTGAAGGCATCTCCTCCGCCGATCTCGGCAGTGAAGCGCCAGCTTCTGATGGCAAGTAGGACAGGGCGATTTGAGTGGAAGGGCGTTGAAGGTCTGAGTAAGATCCTCTAGTTGCTTCTTCTGCTCTTCCGTCAGCTCTTTCATGGGGTTTCTCCTAGCGAAAGATTGATCCGAAAGACGGCATAAGAACTCAACAAGGAGAACCCCATGTTATCACTCGTGTACAAGCTGTCGAAACAAGGTTTGCCACCCGTACGAAACGGAAAGGAGTTGCACCGAACCGAAGCTCGGGGGGACGCTGCGCTCAAGTGGATCAGAGATCACCGGCAGTTGGTGGTCGAACGATTCTCGGGAGCGTTCGTGGGCGAGGAGTTCCGGTTCACCGCCTACTACTACGCATAGGAGCTACTGCATGTCCGAGGAATTGTATCATTGCCAAGCCAAGGCCATCGCCGAGTCGGAGAAAGCAATCAAGGTGGTGATCGATGGCGAGGCGCACTGGATCCCCCAATCCCAGATCCACGATGACTCGGAGGTCTGGAAGAAGGGGGACGAGGGCGAGCTGGTCGTAACCCAGTGGATCGCCGAACAGAAGGGTCTGGTCTAGGCCCGGAGGAATCACATGCCGGATACGACAATCAAGTGCAAGGGATGCAACACAGACTTCATCTTCACGGAGGGCGAGGAGAGCTTCCTCCGTGAGAAGTTCGGCGATGACTTCTCCCCGCCCAAGTACTGCAAGCCGTGCCGTCAGGCACGGAAGGCCGAGAAGGCCAAGGGTGGGGAACGAGAAGACCGACAGCCCCCCCGCCAGAACCGCCGCTAGTCTTCGCCTACCTCATCAGGAAGAAGGTCCTCATCGGCCTTCTTCTTTAACTCCCCATCCAGTTCTCGAAGCCGTTGAGGTGAAAGCCGGCGAGAGAGGCAGGTTGATAGATCTGGGCAAGCCGGATAATCTGAGATCCCGTAGCAGAGAATGCCGTGCTTGTGTGGGGGATTCTGGTAGAAGAGGCAGTAGGTCTTGAGTTTCTTGATCTTCCCGTCAATCTCCGCCTGGGGGACACGGCCACCAAATCGTATTGAGAGGATTGGGGCGTGAGTCACTTCTTTCTCCAATCCCACCAGTGTTGGATCATTCTTAGCTCCATACGATCCAACCACGGTATCGCGTAGACCGGCAAAGTCAAGTGGGAAAACGGCATAAGAACACTTGATCAAGAACCACAACTAGCCTTCAACAGGAGGTGTTCTTTGAGCGAGAAAAGCTACGAGTTGCGCGTACGGATAGTTCTGGAGGAGGACGCAGATGGAGACCTGCCTGACCACGAAGACCTTGGCGAGATGGTGGAAGAGGTGGTGTGGGCGAAGCTGAAAAAGCGTCTAAAAGCCATGATCGTGGAGGAAGATGCTCTCTCCAGCGATCTTTCCCATCCGCGAGCGGTCGTCAAAGCTTTGGACCGCATCAGTGAGTACGTCACGATGATTGGGGCGCGTTTTGAGGAGGGCTCTTTCAATGACGTCACGAAGAAGGGACTTGAGAAACTCACCGTGGGCGTCTCCTACCTTCAGGGTTGCATGGCTGTCATCATGGACGTCGCCGATCGTATGGCGGCCTCTCACCACCATCTCGAGGTCAAGCACCTCACACCAGAGACCTTGTCCGAGGCGCCAGAACCCCTGCTTCATTTCGTGGCCCATGAAATGGGATTGGAGAACTGCGCGGGCATGGACAAGCCAGCCCTCGTGGAGTGGATCAAGGCCAAGATCGAAGAGAAGAAGCAGAGCATACCCAAGCCGAACTAGGAGGATGAATGGACCCCAATGTCGCACTTGAGCGACTGCGTCGCTTGGCCGCTCAAGTGCTGAAAGACATCGACCACGAGTCGCATAGCCACATACGAACTACCCGGGACACGACAGGCGATGAGCTGGCCCAGCTTTTCGATGTCCTGGACAAATGGATCACTGGTGGGGGCTTTCTCCCCCGTGACTGGAGAAAGGAATGCGGCCACTAGACGAAGAGACCATCAAGAAAATCAGGAAGCTACGGAAAGAGGCTGGCGACTCCGAGAGCTTCCCACCCGTGCTCATACACAACCAAGATCGGGTCATCGTAACTGATGGCTCGATGCTCTTCGACTGGCCGGTGGAGTCCGTAGACCAGGAATGCTCGGGATACCACAAGCTTCTCAGTGTCCAGCAACATCCCCACTTTGGCCCGAGACTCGGACGTCTGAAGGACGAGTCCTGGCAGAGCTTCTTCATCAAGCCGGGCGTGAGGTTGGTACCGGCGGTAGAGGTGGACCCTACGGAGGTCGAGGTACAGAAGATGAAGAAGGAGGGCTGTCCCTTCCACATCTTCGTGCCCAAGAAGGGTAAGACTACCTGGTACTATAACTGGTCGATGATCGCCCTGGCTGAATTCCTCATCGAAGAGCCCTCCTATCAGATGGTAATCCCAGCTAACGCCACCAATGTAGATATCAAGAGAGCGATGATCGTTACCGAAGGTAATGCGACCGTGGGTATCTTCGCAAACCGGCTGAAGTAGGAGTTCGCATGGATACATGGAAAGTGGAGATCATCAAGCAAGATGACATGACTGACCAAATCGTGGACTGGGTGGAGGGGCCACCGACCCCGAATACACGCCACAAGGTATGCCACCTATTTGAGCCCGGTTTCCGCGTCTTCCTGATCGTCAAGCATCTACCTTCAGGAGACTATCGCCGGCTGGAAGTCGAAAATCACGGAGGTCTCTGCAGGATTCAGCGGCGGTTCTACGCTCTGTCATTGGGACAGGCGGCCAAGATGCTTCAGAGGGAGCTCGAAGAGCGACATGGCGCGTAAAACCCACCTGAAGCGGGAGGAGGATCGAAAAGAAACCATCGAGCGCAGCTTCACGCTCTTCCTCTCACCTGGGATGCACGAGTTCCTGGAGATCGAAAGTAAACGCCTGACAGAGAAAAAGGGGAAACGGGTGTCCCCCAGCATCATTGTCCGGGCGCTCATCACGGCGTATTATGAGAAACGCGTTGCCGGACTACTGGTAGATCCCGATGACTGAGTGCCTGTTCTGCAAGGGTCCACACGAGCACAGCAAGTGCCCGCTGTTTGGATCGACCAAGACCTACCTTCAGCAGTTCGCCCCCAAACCACCCAGCCCACCGAGGTTGGGGTTCCCGCCCAAGGATGAACCTCGTCGTTCATCCTTACCTACCACACAATGGGAACGGTTCTTCGGGCCTGGGCAAGAAGGTCTTCTCCAAGACGTCGTAGATCATCCCGATCTCTTCACCCACGATGAGGTGAACCTCGCATGGGCCATCCTGGGCGGGGTCAAGAAGGTGAAGGCACTGGACGAAGACGACAGGGCGCTCCTAGATCACATCGCCCAGCTCCTGGCTGAAGGCACCACTGCCCAGCCCAAGGTCAAGAACGAGCCTCCGCGCGAACGTCCACTCGAAGCGGACGAAGGCCCACCTCGAGACGAAGACTACGAGACGTTGGTCGCCAAGGGTCAAGTCGATCCATCTGACGGATAGAAACCCCCGACGCAGGGGCCGAATCCTGGTCGGGGATGGACTGTAGCTGGAGGCGTGAGGTTTCCCTCACGGTGGCTGAGACACGTGGAGGACCAGCTACAGGATCAGCCTCCGTAGCCCATCGATGCTTGCCCGGGACCCCAGGGAGTGGAGCCGTAGCCGTAATCGACCGGGCTCCAGCCCATGGAGGGGGCCATCGTTTGGCTACTGGAGTGTTCGAGCTGACGTGCTGCCCAAGGAACACCCTTCATCAGACCGTAGGTGAGACCAGCGCCAGCAACCCATGGCGCCACCTTTCCGAACGTCGCGAGGCTCCTTCCCACGCCCGCCAGAGCTCCGGGCTTGGCCACGGCTTGAGTAGCCTTGGAGACAGTCTGGGTAGCCTTCTGAGCCAGTTCTGGATGAGTCTTCAGGTAGCCCCGGCCGTAGGAAACCTGTGGGCTAGCGCCCCATGAACGGCGTATCCCAGAGATGCCCTGTTGGATGGCTCCTCCGATTCGGCTGAAGATTCCAGCCGACTTCCGGAACTCCCATTCCTCCGCGCTCAGACTTCCGGAAAGGGCAGCTCCTGCAAGCTCAGCTAGCTTTTCCACACCCAGTTCTCGTGCCTGCTCGCGACCCATGCTGTCCGCGGCTCGAAGAGCGGCTGCCTTCGCCAGGAGGGCTTGTTGTGGCACCAGGTGCGGCATCAGTCGGTCGTCCCTACTCCCAGGGCGCTGCCGGAAGCTCCGGTGATGAGTGAAAGGGCGCTGACGGCCACCGGAACGACACGCTCGAACTGGATGGCCACGCTCTCCTGGATGATCACGCCCTGAGCGTCCGTTGCCCAGGTGTGGTTCGGGACGTAGCAGCCTTCCATGTAGACCGCACCGTAGGTATCGAGGTTCGAGTCCCTCATGTACATCAGGAGCCCGATCGGCTGGTTGAACAGATCGGACGCCAGGTTGATGAAGAGATTCTCGTAGCCCGGCGGGATGATGACGTCGTGGGGGTTGGCCACGGTCGCGATGCCGGCGTTCGAGAAGATGGGGGCTACGATGGTCGGGGGGATCGCGTCCTCGTAGTAGGCGTAGATCACGCGGAGGAGCGAGGGGCCATGGTAGAGGATGCGCGCGATGGCGAGCTGACCGATGGTCCGGCCGGAGATGAAGTAGGACCGCTCGGACCCGATCTCGAAGATCCGGTTGAAGGTCCTGTTGTGACTCAGGTTGACGTTCTGGACAACGCCAATGGGCCATACCATCTGGTCCGCGCCTGTTCCCGTCGCCAACGCACCCGCCACGGCTGTGGCTCCGCCAAGATTGGCCAGCCGCGGGGGACCAGCAGCGATGACCGTGAACCCGGCATTCAGGAACTGCCCATCAACCAGTCCGCCCTGAACGAACTTGCTGTATGGTTCCCACTCGGAAAACTTGGCCATGGATGCCTCCTATGCAACCAGCGCGGCGGCCACTGCTGACCAGTGCTGGTCTGACGCTAGTTTCTCATGTCTCAGGTCGAGAACTCCAGCGTTCTTGGCGATCTCGATCACGCGTTTGTAGTCCGTGCTGCCAGGATGAAGCCCCGCAGCCCGAAATTTCTCTGCCGGCACGTGTTTTATGGCGATTTTGCCCGTTACCTTCGAAAAAGCACCCCCAAGACGCTCTCGCACCTTCTGTTTGGCGGTTGGGGGAAGGGAAGCGTAGATGATTGGGGCTGCCACACCAAGTGAAAGTGCTCCCAAACCCAGCTTTTTGACCAATCTGTGACTGAAGGGCTTCCGTTCTGGTTCCTTTTTCGCCTCGGCAGCTTTCTTGAGGGGTTTGAGGGGTTCAAGAAGTACCCCACCGCGGTTGACGATGTCCTGTCCGACCTCCGGAGTGCCCTTGTGGACGATCTTTCCGAGCTCGGCGATCTCTTTGTCAGAGGGAGTGTGCAGACTTTCAGGATCGAAGCGAGCGTAGGCGGACCCAATCGCCTTCGAACCGACTGGCCCTAGCCTATGGAGACCGGCTTTAGCTCCCATCGCTGTCCGCATTTCCTCTGCTTGCTCGGGAGAGATCAGCGATCCACCGCGCATGTGCTTCTTGAGGCCAATGTGGGGCAATCCAGAACCCAACGAGAGTCCAGCGAGGGGCAGAGCGGCCGATATCGCGCCAGAACCCTGAGGATCGAGCCTGGCCTTCCGTAAAGCGGGCCAAAGTTTCGCCGCTCCAGCCGCGCCCGCAGCTTCCCCAAGTGCCCCCCCCAGGTAAGTTCCGCCCGCGTGGAGTAGGAGATTTCGTGCCGACTTGAGCTCTTCAGGAGAGTACTGCCCGGACTCCTTCATAGCCTTGAGTCCCCGCAAGCTGGCTCCAGCCTCTTCCACCAGAGTAGGAAGATGCCGAAGACCAGCCATGCCGGCAGCCATGAGAGGACGTCCAGTTAAAACTCCCGCGATCTCCCCACCTAATCCACCCAGTGACACACCAGACTCCAACGCTTCTCGAAGACGAGGGTACTTGCGTCCCTCGTATCGTGTGGCATGCCCGAACTCATGAGCCGTCACAGGAGCTGAAAAGAGAGGTGCCCCTCTCTTCTCGATCTCCTGACGTGGAATGAGACGTGTCATGCGACCCTTCTGATCATACGACGAGTGTCAAGCGGATGTAGTTGCAGGGGTAGGGAACGTCGAGGGTGACGTCGATGAGCACCGTGTCCGGAGCGTCCTCGTCCTGGACGATGTTGTTCAGGTCACCACCGATGAGCACTCCCGACTCCGTGAGGAATGAGAGCTGTCCCTGGATGACCGTGCTGAGGGTATCCAGGAACGGCTGGGTGATGTTGAACTTCCCGATGAAGTTCCGTAGGCCAGCCCGCATGAACTTCGCGGTGAAGTCCACGACCTTGGTGATGGACAGCTCACGGGTCTCGATGCTCGTGAGGTCCGTAGTGAGCTGATGCCGACAGGTGAGGGCCCCACCGGTCACCTCCTGGATGACCCAATACGTCCCACCGGCTGCACCGATGTTCATCTGCTTGTTGCTGAAGACATCGTTGGAGCCGAAGGGCCGGGTGAAGCCGATGATCGGGAAGTTCGTGAAGCCCTGCTGCGGAGGCTGCTGACCACACATGCCGGCGATGGCCGCGCAGAGGTAGTACCCCTTGATCTTCTGCTCCGTGCTCTCGATGTTGGCTCCCACGTACTCTGGGGCCACCATGACCACCCGGCGATTCGCGTAGGTCTTGCCGAGATCCTGGTACGCCTGGGCGATGGCGTCGTAGTCCGGGTCACCATCGCTGTCCACCAGCGCCTCGCCCCTCACGTAGAGGGTAAAGGCTTCGCTGATGAGGGTGAGCGGAAGGTTGGTCTCGGAGTAGAAGTCGTCGTCGTTCTCGCCGGCGCTGAAGGCCACCCGGACCGTGACCTTCGTCCCGCTGATTGAGGCGACGCTGTACCGCTTCGTGTTGGTCGCGATGTCGAGGTACAGCCCCGCGCTCGCCGTCAGGTTTCCTGGATCCAGGCCCGCGGCCACGATGTCGGCCGAGAGGCTGGCGAGCTTGGTGTCGAACTCGTTCGTGACCGGAGTGCTATCCCCGTCCGTGCCGCTGTTGACCATCGTGGGGACGGCCTCGCCCGGCATCTCGGGGTTGATGAAGACGATCCGTTCGCCCTTGGCATCGGGATCGCTCATCTCATCGACGTGTGCGATGCAGACCTGGTGGACGTTGGGGTCCTGGCTGGAGGGCGCCAGAGCGTAGACCTCCTGGGCCTCCAGGAAGGTTAGGGCGCGGGTGAAGCCATCCACCGTCCCATCCGGGTTGCTGGAGCTGGTCTCGTCCACGCCGATTCCCGACACCGTGATTCCCGGAGCGTTGATGCTCATGAAGTACAGCATCAGGCCCAGGGGGTTGTCCGTGGTGATGGGTGCCAGTGCACTCTCGAGCTCGGTCGTGTCATCGATGCTCAGGAGGCTGGGGGTCGTGGCCCTGGCAGTCACGTCCAGCCGGAGGGCCTTGTAGGCGATGATGATCGCGGCCGAGGCGTAGATCGGGATGCCCTCGGAGTCGCGGAGGATGTCCTGCTTCAGGTTCAGGGCCCCCGTGGAGTCGATGACCAGGTCGGGAGTCGGCCTGGAAGAAGACGACACGATGTTGAGGGCCTCGATGTAGTAGGCGTAGCCATAGAAGCTGGTCGAGACCTCCCGGTCGAGCTTCAGACGGTTGGTGTACCCACTGGGGGAAACCACCGTGATGTAGCCAACGAGCTCACCGTCCACGTAGACGCCATCACCCACGACCGGGGCGAAGGGAGCGCCCTCATCGTACTGGGCCGAGGTGAAGCCGAGCAGCGTGTTGGCCGACCCGGCGCCGATGGAGACCTTCGATTCCGCTCCCGTGATGGAGGAGAGGAGCTTGAGGTAGTTGCTGGAGTTCGAGGCGAAGCTCGCGCCGAAGGTCGCGTTGATGAAGGTCACGATCTCAGCCAGCGTCATCGTCTGGTAGATATCGACAACGCCTGTGAGACCGAGGTCTGCCCAAGCGGTACCCGTCGCTCCGCTGTAGTCCAGCCAGATCTCTCCGCCCTCGACTGCCGTTGCCCCGCCGACCTGGAACGAGATGTAGGTTCCAACCGGGTCGGCCACGCCAGAGGCGTTCGAGCGGTAGCAGACCGTGAGGCCGGCGGCCGCATTGATTTGGCTGATGGCCGAGCTGATGGAGATGGGATCGGTTCCGCTGAAGGTGCAGGTCTTGGTGGTCCCGTTCACGACGAAGACGAGGGCAGAAGTGTTGAGTGTGTTGCTGGTGTTGAAGACCGAACCCGGGATGATCGGGCCAGCGTCGAAAGTGAGCGTCTGGGGTGTGCCACCATCGAGGGAAGCGATGAAGGTCTTGTTGTGGATCTGGACGGGGCTCGAGAGGAGAGCCGAGCCGGTGAGGGTGGCTGCGTCGGCCGGGACGTTGAAGTCCTCCTGATCCATGACGATGTAGGGGGTCTTGGCGTCCCCGTCACCGTCATCCACCGGCTCCACCGTGTATGCCTTGTCCCCGTCCGTCCAGCCCAGGCTCGTGTGAGCGGAGGTCGCGGAGGGCTGCACGACCTCGAAGTAGCCGTAGGTGGACTTCGCGTCCAGGTACGTCCCATTCACCACGAACGTGATGCCGGTCAGGGCCGAAACCAGCGTGTTCATCGCGCTGGCGAGGGCGGAGATGGTAGCGGGCTCACTGGCGAAGGTGAACTCGTGGGTGGTGTCGCCCTTCTTGTACTTGAAGGCGAACTTCTTGGTGTTGAAACTGCCATAGGTGATCGTCCCGCTGGTGTAGGTGGCACCCTTCAGCCGGCGGAGGAAGGACGCGTCGTCCAAGATCTCTGTCAAGATCGGCGTCCTGGTCGTCCCGCTGACTTCCACCCGGCCGGTGTTCACGAACACGCGGATGGAGGACTCGTCCACGTCCAGCTCGTCCTCATCGAGGTCCCGCGGGTCGGGGAAGTTCGCCTGCTCGATGTGGACGTCGTAGTTCTCGTAGGTCGAGACGCCCTCGGCCGTGAAGTTGTCGGGGAACCCGAGGATCGAGTTGGCATCCCCATCCAGCACCGTGAGGAGCTGACCCGAGCCTGCATTGGTTGAGCGGAGCTGGAGGTAGTAGTCGGTGCCGTCCGTCACCACGTAGGGGCTGAAGCCACTGGGGGCCGGTTCGGTGGCGTTGATCTGGTCCTTGAGGTCGGACGCGCTCAGGCCGAGCGAGGTCGGGTCACTGAACTCGAACTCCTGAGTGGCTCCGCCATTCACGCTCACCTTCAGAATCAGGCCGTCCAACCCGGCGTAGTCGCCGGCGATGCTGGCCGTCAAGACCGCGGGGACGGAGGCCAAGGCATCCGAGTTCACGGTCTTGTTGCCAGTGGAGTCGGTCTCATACGCCTCGAGCACCTGGAAGGCGGGCGCAATGGAGCAGGGGACCAACGTCGGAGTCACGATCGTCGGGCTGACAGTTCGAAACTCCTGGATGACTGATACGCCAGGTTGAAGCAACTCGGTAGCCATTGCGGGCCTCCTTCACTAGACCTTGTGCTTTGTCACAAGCGAGACCGATCCCGATCCCGGCTGTGAGTTTTCTCTGATCACCCGTCCTCGGATGCGGGCGGGCTTGAGCTTGTTGTACTTCGCGGCCAGTTGACTCGCGTGAGTACGAGCAGCTTCTTCGCCCCACAACATCGGCCCCGCATCCTGGGCATGAGTGAGATTCGATTGCGCTTTTCCCATACGTGTTTGGAAGTTGAGCATGATCTTCTGCAACGAATGGATCGGTCTTCCGTTCCAGTCGTGCGTCAATGGAGTCACGCTATCGGTCCACTGGAGAAAGAATGGGCAAGACACGGAAACTGCGTGCCACTCACCCTCGGTGTCCCCCGTTACCAGCGCACCAGCCGGGGACACCGATCCCACTGTGATCTTCCGTCCGACCTCGTGGAAGAGGGCCTCACGGATGAAGATCTTGCGGAGATTCCAGATGGTCCTGGCAGAAAGCCAGCCGATGAAGCGGGCCTCCTGAGGCACCTTGCTCATGCAGGCTAAGGTCATCGTGCCGGGAAGAAGGTCGGTGTGGATCTCTTGTGCGTTTGAGCTCTTCACGGTCAGCAAGTCATCCAGGGACGAACCGTTGAACTGGGTGGGCCCAAGGATGACTGAGATCACCGGCTTGCGCTCGATCGTGTCCACCTTCACCGGGTTCTCTTCCGTGATCACGATTTCGGTCTCTTCGAGCTGTGGTCTCCAGTGGAAGTACCCTATCGGGGCGATCTCGTAGATGGTCTGGAGGAACGCAACGAAGCACTTCACCGCATAGTTCAGCGGATCGTTGGTCCAGTCAGCATCGAGCGGACCGGCGCTGTAGACTGAGCTACTTGGGTCGCTTGCTTTCATCGCCGTGCTCGATGTAACGATCTGTCTTGTGCCGGAGGAGCTTGTGTGCGATCACACCACCGCCTGCTAGGCCACCGGCTACTGCTGGACCGTACTTCAGAGCCCAGGGCGGTAGCTTCTTGAGCTGATCGACACCCCTCTTGCTCTGAAGGTAGTCCCCAACCAGCTTCCCTGCCCCCACTCCCAAGCCAGTCCCGAGTCCAATGGCCCCGACAGTCTTGAGATGCCGCTTAAACTTCTCGCGGTCCACGTACTTCTGCTCTTCTTCCGCGATCTTCGACAGCTCATCGAAGAGCGCGGGATAGCTAGCGTCCATAACCGTAGACCGCGAAAGCATTCTTGACTGCCTCGAGCTCGAAGCTCTCAAGGTTCTGCGGGTTCGTGAAATTCCGACCCGGGCTCGGTTCAAAGTCTCGCAGATTATCCAACCGTATGGGAAGCTGGAATTCTATGTCTCCCTTGACGATCTCGTGCAGACGCAGCTCTTGATGCACGACATTCCTCAGACGCTCGGTCTGGCTCACCTGCACTACACGCCAACGTCTGTTCTCAGCCTCCACAATGATATCCCGTGGTTTCACCAGTGGGAAGTTGGGTAGTCGTGCGGTGGTGTCGTTCTGCTGTCTCTCCGCGATGGGCAGCGTCTGGATCGACTGGGGAGAGGGATCGAACTGCATGAAGATCTCGATCGGATCGAAGTATCCCCGGACGTAGCCCGTGTCGTAGCAGGTGAGACACTGACTGCGCCTCCGCTGCATGGTGAACCCCTTCCCCTTGTCCGGTCCATCCATGCAGGACGGGCAATGCTGACCGAAGGTACGGACGGGGAAGATGAAGCAAGCGCGGCCAGCGAACTCCTCCCAGAGCATCCTCTCCAACCGCTGGATCTCTGCGGAGACAAGATCTGGTTCGGCGGTGAAGGTGAATGGCTCGGACTCGTAGACGTTGGTTGCGTCCAGCTTCTGGATGTACCGGATGCGGTAGTAGAGCTGCCTCCAGCGATGCTGGAGGTTGACCCGGTTGTCCACGAAACGGTAGCGGTCCTCGAATGGGCCGGCGACCATGTCCCATGGCCCCATCGGGGATTCACTGCGATCGATGTAGCCTACGAAATCGTGGGGATCACGAGGAGTGTTCTCGATCTCCCAGGTGATCTCCAGGAAATCGAGAGAGAAGCTCCTGACGAGCGGGCTCTTGACGACGAGGTTGGCCACTATTCACTCGGCATCGCCACCGGAGCTCCCCCATCTTCGGCGCCTCCCCCTGTCAGGGCCATGCGACGTTGCTGTTGCTTGCGTGCAGCCATGATTCCACTCAGTGCCCCAAGACCAGCGCCCCCGAGTGCCCCGATACCCGCTCCAAGACCGGGATGACCGTAGTCTGCCCCCACTACGTTCCCCAAACTGGCACCGCCGATTCCACCAAGGATACCGTGGATGATGCCTCTTCGCGGCACGCTCTCCCCTTTCCTCTGAGTCTCCAGCGCTCCGGCCATAGCTGGTGTGATCTCTCCTCCCTCTGTCGCCGCTCGGAGTGCTGCATGATGCTGTCTCGCTCTATGGGCACCAAATGCACCGATCCCCGCTCCCAAAGCCCCCCCGGCGAGGGCCCCCGGGATTGCGCCCCCAAGATGCCCGGCCATACCCGCTCCCGCCAGCCCACCCAGAAGTCCGAACGGTATCCCACCCGCGAGCATCTGGCGAGGAGTTGACTCCAGCTTCGCTTGCTGTGCCTGCATCGCAGCCGCTTCGAGTGGGCTGGGCGGTTCGGCCTGAGAGATGCCTGCGAGTTTGGCAATCTGCACACCCGTCATGGCCGCCGCGATCTTCCGGATGTGGTCCGGAGCTCCCCTCGTGGAATGAAAGGCTCTAGCAGCGAGCTTCGCCTTCACGTGAGCGATCGTGGTCTTGTCCGTCCCGACTCCCGTATCCCCAAGGCCACCGAGGGATTCGATGCCTTGGCCCGCGCCCTGACCGGACAGGCCCATACCGGCGGAGTCACCAACGCCCTGGGACTGCTTTCCCTTCCCAGCCATGTACCGCTTGGCCGCCCGATGCCCACCGATGGCGGCGCCGATCGGAACCCCGATAGATCCGAGAGATGTACCAAGAGCGGCTCCAGGGCCGGCCAGCCCGTACCGGCGGCCGAGAAGGGCTCCCAGACCAGCACCCACTCCCATTCCCCCAAGTCCCCCCGCGAGCATTCCCTTTACACCCCCCAGTTGAATGGCCCGGTCGTATCCAGGATCGTATCCCGGCTCATCCTCGTACTCGGAGATCGGGGCCCCGCCCTGCTTCTTCATGTTGGAAGCGACCGCGCTGACGAGCTGCTTCCTTTGGGCCTCCGGCTTACCATCGCCGGCCTTCATGGCCTTTGCCATGACGCCCGCCTTCTGCTTGGCCTCGGGGGTGGTGAACTCGGTCTCCTTGCCCATGCAAGCCGCTGCGAGCTTCTTGCCCATCCGGTCAGCCCAGATCATGGAGCCTTTCTTCTCAACCTCTTTTGCCGCCACACTGGGGCCATCGTAGTTGACCTTGCCCGCCGTCTCGGCCTGTTCCCTGGTCGGGGGCGTCTCGAGCCGCGCCTTGGCGCTGTACTCATCGATCGCCTTCATCTTCGCGTCCAGGGCCCTGCCGGGCTTGGAGTCGGGAAGCTGTGCCTCAGCTCCGCCCGGCTCAGCTACTGCCTTTTTTTCTTTCAGCATGTCTCGTCGTTCCTTGCTGAACGGGCTACTGAGAGGATGCTTCATCTTCTTCTGGGCCCACTCCTTGACTGCACCCAACGCTTCATCGGCAGATGCGGCCTTTTTAGTCAGTCCCAAGAAAGCCTCGAGCTCCTCGAGAGGCTGCTGGGCGAGGAAGTTCTCGAGCTCGGCAGCCGCGGTCTTTTCCTGCTCTTCGCGGTACAGATTGGCCAGAAAGCGTTCCATCATCCTTCTCCTTGGGCTACCGATTGCTGCGGTTTCTCCGACTTCGGTGCTTTCACGTTGACGGTCACTCCCGCTCCTCCACCGGCCGGTGGGGGAGTTGGAGGAGCACCTGCCGCCTCTGGTGGCATCCCTTCCGGGGGAGCCCCACCCTCAGCTCCTGGGGGTGGACCACCCTCTGCGCCAGCTTCGGCTCCCGGAGGCCCTCCCTCAGCTCCTGGAGGGCCTCCTGGGCCCGCTTCTCCACCTGGGCCGGCTGGTGGGCCTGGAGGTCCCGGAGGCGGCCCCTGAGGCACCTGGGGAGGCCCGGCGGCCATAGTCGGGTCCTGGGCCAAGAGGTCCATGAGCTGTTGCCGGTACTGGGTAATGGCCTGCCGCAGGGCGATGTTTTGTTGCTGGGCGTTCAGGCTCTCGTCCCGGGCGGTCACGGCATCCTGCTGGGCCATTTGGGATTCCTGCTGAGCCTGCTGCGCCTGTTGGGTGGCCATCTCTGCTTGTTGCGCGCCCTCTTGCTGAACCTGCTGGCTCTGCTGTTGGAGCTGCTGGTTCTGCTGCTGGAGCATCTGCGTCTGCTCCTGGAGCTGTTGGGCCTGAGCCGAGGCTTCCTCTGCCTGCTGGCGGAAGAACTCAGCCTCGTTGGCCTGCTGCTGGGCCTGAAGGAACTCCTGGAGCTCCGAGGGATTCATCTCGCCCTCTCCGCCCATTCCATGCCCCATTCCAGGCTGTGCCGCTTCCGGCTGAACAGGGATGGTAAGATCGTCATCCGCGGCCCGTTTCCGAATGGACGCTTTCTTCCGCAACATCTCCAAGACAGCGGCGACCTTGGGCTCGCCCTCGTAGGAGGTCCATTTGCTGAGCCAGCTAGTCTTCTTGGGTAGGTCGGCAACCTTCTTGGATGCCGCCGCGCTGGTACGCTTGATGATGTCCAGCAAGCCGGCGCTGCCCTCATTCATTGGAGCGGCAGCGACCTTCGCGTTGGGGTGGGCGAGAGCCATAGATGGGTTCGCCGTTTCCTTCTCCAACTCGGCTTCCTTGGAGGCCGGGAGAGCAGACATCATGCGGCTACGATCGATTTCCTCCCCGATCGTCTTGCCGGTCATGTGCCCGCCCAGCCCACCAGCAGCCATGCCCAGAGCTGTCCCCGCCAGACCATGGGAACGCCCAGCTAGGCCGCCCGCAGCCGCACCACCCAAGGTACCCAAGAGCTTCCCGAAGTGCTCTCCTCTCTTCCGCCGCACGCCCTCGGCCCGGGCCATATCCCCCGTGGTCTTAGATCGGAGACCAGAGAGCATCGCACCGTGAAGAGCTCGCTGCTCCTCTTCTGGCGTGATCGGCTTGTCGAGGACCGCCTGGCCCTCCTTACGAAGGTGCATGCCGATCCGGTTGGCGATGGCGAGCTTGTGCCCGAGCTTGCGGAGCTGCTCTTTCTCCTCCGGTAGGAGACCACCGGACGCGACCTTCAGCTTGAGGAACTGCTCCGCGCCCTCTACCCAACTCGCCTGGGTTTGAGGCCCGCGCAGCCGCTCGTATAGTTCGTCGTCACGCATGGAGATCTCCTACTCGTGCACGACCGTGAACCGGTTCGTGAATTCCGTGATCGAGATGATGTCGGCCTTCGCCACCGCCGTGGCTCCCACAGTTACATCGGCTGTTGTGGAAAGGCCCAGAAGGCTGTTGGCGGTACCGTCCTTGTCGATGACCTGAGCCGCCAAGATGAAGGCCAGCTTGGACCTCGGCGGCGCGGCCGTTCCATAGTTTCGGATGGATGCGGCGCCCCCCACGATAGCGTTGATCTGCGCCACGATCTGATTAGGCGTGAGCGCCGTTCCCACAAACGTCGTTGTCCCCCCGGTAAGGATTAGCGTCAACCCATCCAGATTGAGAGTCGGCTCAAGGTCCCTGGACAGCACGACCCCATTGAGGTAATCCACGAGCTCCGCAAGGTGACTGAACTGACGTGCGGTGATGGCCATGTGCTTCTCCTAATATACCCCGTACCAGCCGTTCACGAAGAAGTACTCGGAGTGGCTGCCGGTGAAAGTCCCCAAGAGCTGGGCGATGTTCAGGCTCACCTTTCGGGCAACCTTCTCTTGCTCGTACTTGCCCTGGAAGTCCCGGATCCACTGCATCCACATCGGGCCCTTGTCGCTGGCGTTGACGTTGATTCCCCCGTCCGAGAACTGGAGGAAGTTCCTGGTCTGAAGAATACCGACAGACTGAAGGAGCGACACCACCGTGCCACGAAGCGCGAAGCTCTGGTAGTGCATGTTGAAGAGCTGGTCCAGGGAGTAGTACCCCAGGCTCGGCGGAGTGCCTGCGAAGTCGCTGAGGAAGTCGAGGATCGCCCAGGCAATCATCCGATCAGAAGATTCCTCGCCCTTGATGAGCCGGTTGAGTTGAGGATGATCCCGCATGAAGAATCGGACAGTCTGGATGAACGAGTTGAAGATGTCGCTCACCCCCGGAATACCAGAGAGACCTTGAAGCTGTGCTGTCATCCAACCAGTCCCTTTACTCCGTGGCGCTGGACCTGATTCTTCAAGGCCCTTCCCACATCCCCGAATCCCCTCTTCAGCCTCGGTAGGAGAGGGCCGTATCCTGGTGTGATGTCTGTGGAAAGCGCCTTCATGATGCCTCCACCTCCGATTTTCTCCAGCTCGTCAAAGAGGCCATGGACCATGGCCTCTTTGTACTTGTCCTCCATCTCTTTGAGATGGGTGTAGTACTTCCGGTCCTCATCCAGATGGTCGGAAGCAATGCTGCGGGTGGCGGCCTCCAAAGGAGCATCGGGGTTCTTCTTGAGCCAGCCGATTGTGTCCTTGTGTTCCTTCTCCACCTCCTGGCCCTTGAGAAGCTGTCGCCCATAGGGAGACTGCTGATCAGGGTTCTTGATCCCTGGAGGTGCCTCAGGAGAGCTGTACTTCAAGGCTGCCCTCTCCCCCTTGGCCACGTCTCCTATCTCATCAGCGAAACTGGAGACCGTTCCCGCGTCCATTACTCGTCCTTGGCCTTCTTCTTCCGGATGATGGGGTCTACGGAAGCACGTGGCGCCTCAGCCTTGACTGGAACCGCCTTCTGGGGATGGTACCCCTCCAGCTCCAGGACACCCTGATCGGCCAGGTGCTTGGCGACTGAACTGTAGGCGATCTCAGCCGGCATCAGTTCCCTCTTCGCCCCACGCGGATCGCGGAGCACAGAACTCTTGGGCATGACCCTCCAGTGCAGAAAGCCCGCTACCCGATCAGTGAGATTGGTGACTTTCACCATTGGCTATCTCCGTTTCTTGGACTTGTGATGCGATCTCGTTGGCTCAGATGCGGCTGCTGACTCCTCATCTGCGACCGACATCTCTTCCTCAGCTTCCTTCGCCTCTCGAGAAAGCTCGGAGAGCTTGACGGACCCGAAGACAGATTCCGTGACCGGCTGGTCTTTGGGTAGTGGGGCGACCTCGACCACCTCCGGCTGGACCTCTTCCGCGATCTCCTCGAGAATCTCCTCGGCCTTCTCTACCTCTTCCGGGGTGGTCGTCTCCGGGGTGGCAGGGATTTGATCTTCCGGCTTGACCTTCTGGAAACACTCCGGCAGCTCTCCCTTGGGGAGTGCCTTGAACGCCCCGTCCGGTCGGCTGAGGATGAACTCACCCGTGGAGGCGTAGGTGATCCGCAGTCGGCCTGGAGCGGTGAGAACGATCATCCCCTCCTTCAGCATCCATAGGAGCTTGGCTGCCTCACGCTGGAAGATCTCCTCGGAGAAGGTGATCTTCTTGCCTGGCAGGGTTCGTCTCCCGGCGATGTATTGCTTGTTACGCCGCACGCACGCGGACCTGTGACGGTGCGCTCTCGTGCGGGCATTCCCCACGATGTTCTCGACCGTGTAGAACGACTGTGTCTCGGCCATTTGTCTCCTCCTAAGAAAAAGCGCCGGCGCCTACAGCGAGACGCCGGCGCTTTCAGCCCGTACGTTCACCCCGAAGGGCCGGGGCTAGTAGACCTCGATGCCCGGGTAGACCAGGCCGGAGTCCACGCGGTTGTTCTCGGCGCCGAGGTCCTCCTCCGCCTTCGGGCTCTTGGCGGTGAGGATGCTGTCGGTGTCGATGGTCGTGGCGTCACCGGAGTAGAGCTCCAGCTTCCGCACCGATGCGATGTTGATGACAGCGACCGCGATGTCCTCCCAGGACTGCCAGGTGATCAGGTTCGCGATCTTGTCGATGTAGAACTTGGTGTTGTTGAGGATGTAGAAGCGGCCCAGGAAGTCCGGGGCGGTGAAGCAGTAGACGTTGCCCGGCCGCAGGATGTCGGTCTTGATGGTCCGGATGTACTGCCTGCCGAGAAGCAGGTTGTACTTGTATCCGTCCACCGTGGTCTCCGACTGGAGCTTGTCGCCGAAGTCCTCGAGCGTCCACTGGAGGACGTCGTCCCAGTCCACCTCGGTGATCAGGATCTGCTCGGCGCGCAGCCTGTTGCCATCGATCAGCTTGAAGAGGTTGACGAAGTCCGGCCTCTGAACCGGCCAGACGGTCGCGTCGTCCGTGGTGGCCTCGCGGGCGAGCTCGCCCTTGCGGACGGAGAACTCGACCGGCGGGGTCGCTCCCTGGAGCGCCGAAGCGTTCAGGGCGGTGACCGAACCACCGTTGGCCTCGGCCTGGAGGGCCTGGACAGCGGCCTCGATGTGGATGGTCCACTCGCGGTCCTCGATCTCCTGGATGTCCTTCACCGAGTTGTCCTCGATGACCTTGGTGATCGGCATTTCGTAGGCCAGGAGCTCCTGCTCCGTCTTCTCGAACTTCTCCGAGCTGACGGTCCAGAAAGCCACCTCGGCACGGGGCGCGCGGATGAAGCGGGCCTCGGGCTGACCGCGGAAGGTCAGGGCCATCGCGCGGCTCTTGGGCTCCACGTCCACGATCTTCACGAGCGTGTCGTGGTTGACGGACCGCTGGCAGTCCGCCCTGGTCACCATCTGGGGCGGCTGGACCTTGCGGGCGTAGCTCACCTCACGGAGACGGTCGCGGACGTAGGTGCCGGCGTACTCGGCGATCTTCTCTTTCCCCTCGGCCGTCCCCACCTTGTTGGTGAAGAGGTCGTTCAGGACTCTTGCGGGAACGCTCATCGTGATTCTCCTTCGTGATCCTCTCCTGGCCTAGACCAGGGTCTGGATGAAGCGCAGCTTGTTGCCGTTGTCGTTCGGGTGACGGGTGACGTAGCCGATGACCTCGCCGGACGAGTAGTTCGCCAGGCCGGACTTCGTTTTCCCATCCGGTCCGGTGACGCTCGCGCTGATCTGGAGCTTGCCCAGGAGCGTGAGGCCAGCGGCGGTGAAGATCAGGGTGTCGGCTTCGTAGGTCATGCCGAACAGCACCGTCGTCTTCCCAAGAGCCTGGACGTCGAAACGCCCCTTCTCCGCGAAGACTGCCCAGCCGATGCTTCCATCGACGCCACGGATGAGCTTGTAGCTGCTGTTGAGGTTCATGAACTCGCCATCCAGTAGCGGGTTCGTTCCGTTCGGATTCGCCAGGGTCCGGTCGTTGAGGGGGAAATCCCTCCGGAGGACCGGAATGAGTTCCGTGATCAGAGTGAAGTTCGAAACGGACATTGAAGTTCTCCTTGGTTTTCCGGTTGGCTGCTACTCGGAGAGCCCACCCAGGATGTACGCCGTGAGAGCATCCGCACCGTTACCCGGCGCCTCCGCTCCTGCCAGCTTCCCGAGAGCCCCATTGGGGGCCGACATCTCGATCGCCTCTTCGATGACGTCGAGCTTCCGGCCACGAGTCTCCGCCTCCTTGATCCGCTCGACCTTCTCCTCGAAGGTGGTGCCAGGGTCGATGCCCTTGGTCTCCATCGTGCGAGCGATCTTCTCGATTCGGTCGGATTTCTCGTACTCCCGCAGCTTGGTCTCCACACCCGCCAGCTTCGTGCGCAACTCGTCCCTCTCGGAGACGAGTGCCCGAAGAACACCTGGAACCTCGGCGTAGACCTGCGCGGCCTGGGCAGCACTGATCTTGGTCTGGCTCATCATGTCCTCCTAGTACCCACCCGAGATGGGCATTGCGCTGCTACCGAAGGCGGCTTCCTTCTTCTCTTCCTGCTTGGCCTTGAGGGCTTCGTGCAGCTTCGCAGCCCTCTCCTTCTCCTCGGGCGAAGCATCGTCCTTCGCCCCCTCCTCCGCGATCTTGCGGAGGAGAGCCCTTGCCGCCACCGCTGATGAGAGCTTCACGCCCGCGCCGGCAGCAGAGTCGAGGTTTTCATGAAGCACCGGATCCGTGGACTTCTTCTGGGCTGGTTCGTCGATCACCTCACCCATCCGTTCCTTGGGTACGGCCTTCGCCTGCTGCTTGGTGTAGTCCCTTGCAGCTTCGTTGGAGTTGATCATGCTCTCCTGCCGGCTGGCTTCGCCGGGAAGAGAGGGGACGTCCTCACCGCTCTTGGACGCATCCGGGGGGACGTCATTGTGCGTGGCCTTGATCTGGGCGGCGGATACGTCCTCGCCGGCCATCTTGCTCATGATACCCAGGACGCGGTTGACCTGCGCTGTCTTCTGCTTCCTGCTGATGAGGAGAGCAGCCGACTGTTTCATCTTGTCCTGGTGCGTCCAGTTCTCACTCCCGCCGGGAGGAGTGGTGGCGTCGGTCTTGAGGGAAGTTCCGGGGTTGGTCTGGCCGGGAGACTTGGTGTCCGACCCCGTGGCCATCGGCGGCTTGCCGGTCTTGGCCTCTCCCGTCTCCTCCGACTGGACGCCGGGGGTGGGGGAGTTGACGTTGGTCTCCAGGGACGTCTGGCCGATGCCAGGTCCGATCCCCGGGGTGACGGTGTGGGGCGGGGGCGGCATGGTCTCGCCAACCGCTTCCTTCGTCAGGAAATGGTTGTTGAGATACTCCACTGCCGACGCGAGCTTCTCCACGAACACGGAGGAGGTCTTCTCCCCATAACTCTCGTAGTTCCGCTCGGGGGTGTTGCCCGTCTCCTTGGGAGCGCCCTTGTTTTCGAAGCCGCTCTCTTTTTCCTTCTCGTCTTTCTTCTTGGACTCGTCCCGATCAGGCTCCTGCTGAAGCTGCGCGATCTTGACCCGCTCCTCAGCTTCGGCAAGCGACTGCCGGACCATGTCCTGTAGAGAGAATCGCATCTGATTTCTCCTCTCGTGTCCCATCATCGTACCCCAAAGACCACATTGGGAGGCGGAGTACTTCGCTCCGCCGCACCCTGAGCAGGGTTGGCTGATGGGGAGGTGTCGATGTTCGGTTGCGCGTAGTCTGGTGGTCGCTTGCCGTACTGCGACGCTGGACCAACCAGCTTGGGGCTGAGAGAGGCAGGAGGTGTCGGCGCTCGGTCTGCCTGGATCGGTGGGGTCTTCGCCCGTGGTGCACCCACGGTCTTTGACGACCACACGCTCGAGGAAGATCGAGCTTGTGCCCCGATCTTCTCCAGCTCATCCCAGAACGCCGTCATCATCTCTTCCACGCTCAGTCACCCAAGCTGTTCGGACCTACTGCTCCCACTCCACCGGAATGCCGGACTCTTCGCAGATCTGGAGGGCGCGGAGCTCGAGCGCCTGGTCGAGAGCCGATGCCTGCTTCTCCTGAGTCTGGACCAAGAGGTTGCCCTGCTCGTCCACGTACCCGGCCTGCTTCGCCATCTCGAACGCCCTCTGCTGGGCGAGGGCTTCGAACGCGGAGCCTTCCTTCGTCGCCTCGGGTTCCTTCTTGCCCTTGACGGCGCTGTGGACACCCTTGGTTGCGAGCGCGGTCGCCCCGAGAGCTGCGACTGCCCCTTCCGGCGACGACTTGATCGCCCGACCTACCTGCTTCGCCCTGTCCGCGAGGGAGGTACCTTTGCCAACGGCGCCCTTCAGGTGGCTCACTGCCTCACGCGCGGCTGCCCCACGGCCGCCGGCGAAGTTCTTCAGCTTGTTCACGAGCCCCAGCCCCTTCTCCGACATCGCCTGCTTCTCGATGTCGCGGAGCTCCTGCACCATGGAGTGCGCCATCACGCGCCCCAGGAAGTCGGCCTCGGCTGCCTTCTCCTTGGCCTCTTCTTCCTTCTCTTCCTTCTCCTTGGACTCGCCCTTCTCGTGCTCCTGGCCGAACTGGCTGTCCTTCTCCTTGGCCTTGGCCTCTTCCTTCTTCTCCTCCGCCGGGGTCTCTTCCGCTGACTTGTAGAGGTTGCCGATCATCTCGGCGATCTCATTGTCGTTGAACCGAGCGAGGTCCACACCCTCTTCCTCCGCGAGCTTCACGAGGAGCTCCGCGGCGGCCATCTTCTCGATGTCGTTCTGCTCGGGCTCGTAGTTGCCGGTGCCGTAGATTGCGGCGAGGTCACGATCCATTTGAAGATCTCCTTTTCGGTTGCGTTCGTTCTGTTGCCTTCGATGATCCGTTTCTTCGAGGTCTCAGCCCCTCACGCTCACCGAAGCTAGACATCCGGCTTATCTGCGAAGCCTGCGATGCCTTGGACGATCCTACGGGGGATCGTTGACCCTTGTTGGTGCAATGCTCCCATGCCCGCCAGGAACATGAGCAGCTTTGGATACTCCGCTGCGAAGTTCGTGATCGGGCCGACTGGCTCTTGTACACCCATCCGAGCTCGTTCCCTCTGCCACCGTGCGTATTCACTGAGAGCGTAACCACCACCGATTGCACCTAACAACACCGCTGGATTAACCTTTGCGCCAGCGGCGTTTTTCTCGAAACCGGTTGCCAGTCCCTCTCGGAAGACCGTTTCCCAAAGATCGGAATGGCTGCTCACAATATCTGCTGCTTGCTTCAGGCAGTCAACTGCCCGATCTAGGTAGCCATTATAGGCTGCCGCGATCTTGCATAGGAAGGGACTTTCTGCTGTCTTCAACTTCTCCACCTTCAAGGTGTTACCCCAAGGCTCCTTGTGCAGCTCTGGAGGCTCACCCTCACCACCGATGGAGGTCGGGATCATACGACGCTTGGCGATCGGCTCCAACATGCTGCGCCCTTCCAAGAACGGCATCAGGAGTCTCTTGATGATATCGCTGAAATGTTCAGGACCCATCGGCACGGTCGTGTCACGTTCCCCAGACTGGGGAATGACCATGCTATCGCGATCCATCTGATCTGCCAGATCTTTACGACCCAAGCTGATGATGGTGATGCGCTGGAATTCACGGGGCCGGAGGAGCATGCCCATAGAGGTGGGTGTAGATAGGGCCTCGTGTAGGGGACACTTTCCGAGTTGATCGAGAATCTCGTTTGGAAGATCGGGAGTTGAATGTTCTGTGGGCACTGCCTTACCGCCAAACTGCGATGGCACGACCTCTTTTGTAATCTCCGCACCCTTGTGATGGGAAGCCTTTTTTTCCCGCAATCTCGCACGCACCAGGTCCAAACCAGCCTGCTTCTCCTCCGGCATCTCGGACTTGGCCACGCCCTTCCGCGCCATAGTGATTGCACGGTTGAGACTCATCTTTTCGGGATGGTATCTCTTCCCCGTCGCACGGACTACCTCACGCAGCACTTGCCGAACTGGGACGGCCGCGACTTTCTCGAAATCCTTCTCGATCTCCGGCTGATACCCTAACTCCTCCGCGAGATGCCATGAAGGCACGACCTCGGAATGATAACCCAGGGTCACGTGAGCTAGCTTCGCCATCACCTTTGCGGTCTTGTCGGCTCCGATGAAGACGAAACTGATGTCGAAGAACCTGGGGAAGTCGTTGATCGCGTAGATCTTAGTCCCATCCGACAAGATCTTGTTGAGCTGAGTCTTGAGGTGCTCGCAATAATCATTCCTCGTGACCGACAATCCACGGATCGGATTCCGGCGATGGAAGACAAGAACAGCCTGCCCCACCGACTGGTGGAGGGAAGGATCGTAGGTGGACTGGGCATCACGGTATTTCGCCCAGTCTGTACACTTGGAGCAGAGGTCGTAGGGCACCTTGCATCCCATACTGACGTCGGGGAAGAGACCGTGATCGAGCTTGTCGCAGATGTCCTGAGCACCGAACTTAGCCGCCAACTCGCGATCTATGCAGACCACGAGCTCGACACGCTTCATCTCATCATGCCAGGCACTGATCTTCACCTCGCCGAAGGACCGGCTGGGATCTTTGTTGACGTGGTGCTTGTAAGGATGGGCCTGGTAGAAGGTCTCGTAACCGTAGATTGGGCCACGATGAATCAGCGACCCTTCTGGGAAGTAGTCGCCGTTGATGTTCGATCCCCAGTACTCTCCCGCGCCCAGGGCGTTGACCAGGACGTAGATCTTCGAGGGGTCCGGCATGAGATGCTGGAGGAACTGCTGAACCTCCGGCAGCATCGGCTGAGCCGTCTTGCCCATGGCGAAGAAGGCAGCCGCCTTCTCGATCTCACCAGGTCGGAAGACCTCGACTAGACGCTCACCCTGATCGCGCCGAGCGCGAAACTGGCAGACCTTGATGATCATCTACGCGTACTCTTTTTCAGTACGTCCAAGTTCTTCCCCGCCCGGCCCAAAACGACGTTCGCCGATCAGACGTGGCTGGGGAGACTGGACCTGCGCCGGTGCCAGTGCGGGCAGGGGGGAGAACTTCATCGAATCCAGGAATGGATGGCTCCCTCGAGCTTGAGACAGATTCCTCGTGGTCTCGCTCAACAGCTTCGACGTCTCGATCGGGATCATGGGTCCACCCTCGGGGGCCCGTTCCATCATCTGGTGAACGAAAGAGCCCGCGATGAGCGGATCCTTAGCCATGTCCGGTGACATGGCACGAAGGGAGTTGTAGAGGGACTGGATATGCCCAGCGTCCTCTTTGTGCAGGCGAGGATTGGCCTCCATCATCTGCTTGAAGTCACGCGCTTTCGCGAATCGTTCTCGGATGGCGCCGACTCCTTTGCCAGCTCCCGCGAAAGCAGCGCCCAGGAGTCCTGTGCCGATGGCCCCCGGCAGGATCGAGCCCGTTCCTCGAGCTATGACCTGCCCCAGACTTTGAGCTGCCTCCGACGTGGGCGGATGTTGCTGTAATCCTTCGGAGAAGGCGTGCCAGAGGTTCCCCAAGAAACCCGCTTCCTTTGTCTTAGGGGCCTCCTGAAGAGCAAGAAACTCCTCGACTGGATTTTTCGACATGGCTAGTACCCGTAACCTTGCTGGGCCTGGCGGAGAGCCCTCTCGTACTTCCACTGCTGGTACTTGTTCTTCAGGGCCTGCCCCGTCTGAGTCTGAAGGGCCTTGTGGATGCCGTAAGCGCCCGCCGCAGCCGGAAAAAGGCCAACCGCTGTCCCCGCAATCGGGTGACCTGCTTCCGCCAGTTCCTTACCGGCCTTGCGAGCTGTCTGGTGCAAGGCTCTGAGAACTCCTACCTTCTCCGCGATCTTCTCCCGGCTCAGGAGTGCCATCGCTAGGGCAAGCTTCGGTGTCATGCCATCGCCTCCAGCCTGCGATTCACATCGTGGAGCTGGTCATTGACGATCTCGATCGCCTTCTCCAGTTTGGCGTGCTCGTGGGAGATTTTCGTGAGGGCGATGAAGCGATCGACGACTGGATGGTTGGTGTTGGGAATCCTCTGGCCAGCCAGCTTGGCGATCGGGGTGAAGGACAAGCTGGCTTCCTTCGTCATCCCACTCGCCTTCAGATGCCCGGAGACCATCAGCATGGCCTCCTTCCACATCTGGGTCGGGGCGTAGCCATGCCAGGCCTTTCCGATGTCCTCCAGAGCCGTCCCGGCCAGAACTTCCCGGCGAACGGACTCGCAGAGGTCGTGGCGGACGTCGTGGAGGAGCACGCCGGAGGAAGCGTACTTGCTCCTCAGGTCGTCCCGGACACCTTCCAGACGTACGCGAAGGTCTGCGATCTCCTCCCCCGGGTTCGCCCGGATGGCGTGATCGAGCTGGGCGGTCTTTTCCATCTCCGACTTGATGCCGAATGCCTCGGCCAGGATCGAATCGGAGGCCATCGCGGTCTTGTAGTGACCGATGGGCGGCTGGTATCCGGCGGTCTTGACCTGCCTGGGCGGGGGGGAGGAACCATCGTTGAGATCTTGGAGGACGGCGGCTGGGTTGGCTGGCCCACCATCGAAGGTCACGTTCCTGACCTCACCGCCCTTCTCGAACTCCATGAGGTAAGCAGCGGTGTTGGCGAACTCGCACACGCGCTTCACCTGCTCGGGAGCCAGCCGGGCTTCCTTCACGATCTCCACCACCGCCTCGTTCAACGGCGTACGCTGTTCTGCGTAGAGAGCCGCTGCCCTCTTCCCCATCACCTCGAGCTGTTCTGGATCGACGTTCTTAGCGGCCTGCTGCTGGGCAAGACCGAGAGGAATGGCACCGGCCTGATCGCTCATCGTGTCACCTTTGGTCAATCATAGGTTCGTGATTCCCGTTCTGTCAATCACGGCGGGCTTGTACACCGTGTGCGCGGTCTCTAGTATAGGTAGCATGCACCCCAGGGAGATGGGAAGTCCAATGGAAGATGAGTTCAGGATCAGGAAACTGGAAGCACGACTAGCGAATGCGGAGAAGCAGATTCAGTTCCTCCTCCACATCAACGGTCTTGACCTCTCCGCCATGCGAGATGCGCCGGATGAGGAGCTTCTGAAGTACTACCGGGACGCTGTGACCCTCCTAGGACTACGAAAGGAGCAACTCGCGCCGGACGTGATATCGGTCTGGGGCGAGCTCTTCCTCCAGCTCTCCGAATACGAGATGGTGCGCCTCCAGGAGCTGGTTGGGTGTGATCATACCTGGGAGCCGTTCTATCTCCTAGTCGTCCGGATGATGACCTCCGTCCGCCAGCGGAAGAACTTCGCCAAGACTCCCGTCCTCAAGAACCTCTATGCGCTCCTTGATCGTGGCCGGAAGAACATCCGCGACTCCGCGATGATCATGATCCAAAATCACCCCCAGAATGTCCCCCAGGCTGCAAAAGCCCTCCTAAATGATCGTTCCATTGCTGTTTAGCCCTCCAGACTGAAAATCCAGGGGGTTTCCTGGCATAAGACCTTTGAAGACGAGAATGCCAACTTGTCCTCGTAAACCCTTGCAAGGAGATCGAAAATGGCAGACCCGAAGGTCAAGGCCGAAGCCCTGGCCGGTGAGCTCACCAACACCGGCGAGCCCTCCGCTCCCCTCCTCACCCCCGGCCGGACCGGCTTCATCGCCGGGCTCGGCACCGCCGGGCTCGGCTACCTGGTCTACAGAGGAATCAGGTGGCTGGCGACGCCCCGCGTTGTCGCCGAGGCGTTCTCCCGGGCGATCGGCATCCGCTAGTCCCTCCCTCCCGAAGCGCCCCGCCAGGCGCTTCTCTTTACCCCTGATACACGGGCACCCCAGACTCTCTCATCGGACGGATGATGTCGGGGCGTGGCTGTTGGATCATTGACGCCAGAAGACAGTACAGAATCGAGTGGAAGGCGTCGTCCGTCTTCCCATGAGCGTGCTTGAACTCCTCCATCCTCAGCCGGTTGTTGTACTCGCTGAAGATGTTGAGGATGTCCTGACCGTAGGGATCAAAGAACTCCTCCCAGTTCGGCAGGTCCACCAGCTTCTTCTTGAACGCCGTGAAGAGGTCGCTCATCACCTCTGATCGATGGCACATGTAGCGAAGGAGGTTCTGCTCCCAGTAGATCTTCTTCCTCTGCCGCGGGTTGTACTGGTACTTGATGACCTTGTTGGGTCCGAACCGCTGGATGAGGATCTTGTTGTTGTGGAAGCCCCCACCGTAGTCCACGCCCACGAGCTGAACGTGAAGCTGAGTGATCATCTGGGAGATGAGGTCGAGCTGTCTGTCCGGCTCAAGATCTGGCCCGGTGAAACGGTGCACCCAGAAGATGGTGAAGTTCCCGCCACCAAGATAGCCGCCGAAGCTGATCACGGTGTAGGTGTTCTCGCCCGTGTTGCCCTGATAGGCGATCGATCCATTCCGTTCCGTCACGATGTAGCCGGAAGGGACCTTGCAACAGTAGACCTTGCCATTGTAAGGAACACGCTCTACTCGATCTTTGAGAGCATTGAACTGGAAGTCCCGACCGCTGGACCAGAGAGCCCTCCATCGGGTCTTCCGGTTTCCAATAGCTTCCTTGTGGAGGCGAACCACGCAGCGTAGTCCCAGTCGGATGCAGAGTTCCTGGAAGTCCTCGCAAAGACCCCTTGAAGTGGAATAATAAGCGCCGTTATTGCAGTCCTCTCTCGGATCAATGTACCCATCACCCAATGTCATGGCATCAAAGAGAATCTGAAGTTGTCGTTTGGAGAGTCCCAGCACCCAACGTGGCAGGCGTTTAGTATCGCCCGTCCTTCCCACATTGAAATAGAACCAGTGCCAGAATTGCTTCCCTTTGATCGTCCAATTCAGATCACCCGTCTCTTCGTTTGGGAACTCGGTGAAGGGGATTCCTAATCTTTCCATGCATTCCTTAATCCGAAGCGACTTGATTGGGGCAGCATCCTCGCGCTGAGACATCTTCAGGGAATAGGGAAACATGACAGTCGGGTCGGCTTTGCTGGGACGGAGGCAGACCCCACCTTCGGACACCACGTATCCAAGGAACTCCAGCCAATCATCCATCCTGAAGGTGCGATGATCACACCCCACATATCCGGGGCTCTTCGGTAAAGCTGGCAACTGGAATAGTTCTTCCTCCCGGCCATGCCAGTCCACGTGACCAACGAACTTGACTACACTTCTTTCGGCAGTTTCTTCCGCCGTCTCCGTTGTCCATCGCGTGGCGTTTGGGCCAAGTACACGCATACGGTGGACATGATTCAGCATCATGTCCAAGCCCCGTGCTTTGAAATGCAGGAGTGGTTGATCCCAGTCCCGAACGGTTCTTTCTAGGGGCCGAACTAGCATCATCTCCCGGGTCTCAGGATCCCATTGGGCCACCAGATCATCGTCGGTGAGGTCACGGAAGTAGACGAAGCCACGCTGGGTGAGGATGCGGGTTTCCTCATCATGGCAACCCCAGTCAATCCCAGCGTACACGCGACGGCCTTGGGCGAGCTCCTTGAACTGCTCGATGTCACCCATCCGGATGTGAGACTTGCAGCAAGACTGAAGTTGAGCCCTGGTGATCGGGCGGACACCAGAGTCATAGGACATCCCCAGCTTCTCGTTCATGAACTGGGCACGAGGATAATGCTCCTGCGCCTCCAGAACCTCCTGCCAATCAACCCAGGGGACCATGAGTTGAGGGATTCGATAACCCTCGAAGGCCACCTTGTTCTCATTCGAGGGCGTTCGGGGGTTCATGCTAGCCCACTTGGCCTGTGGATGGGCAGCACTGATCAGCTCTCCGCACTTGTCACAGACCAATCCTTGCTTGCCGATGTTCTTCTCCCCCAGCACATTCCAGTGCCACGAGCTGGGGTTGTTCGGCGTCCCGTGCCGCTCGCAGGGGACCACCCACTCATTCTGGGTGGAGAACTCCTGCCAGTAGTGTTCGATCGTGTTGTCCTCCGACTTCGGCGTGCCGGAGTAGAGGAACAACTTGTAGCTGGAGTGGAAGGCGCACTGCTCGATGATCGGGATGTTGTCCACCAGGATGTCCTGGAGCTCATCGATGCAGACCAGGTCGGCTGGGATGCCTCGGACTCGGTCGGCGGTGAGGTAAGCGTACCGCAGACGGATTTGGGAGAAGTTGATGAACTTCTTAAAGAACACGGCCTGGCTGATCTTCGTGGTGGTGTACGCCTTGAGGAGTGGAGAAGACTCCACCACGTCCTTGATGCGGTCCACCGAGAAGACCTTAGCCTGCTCCGCGGAAGGGGCGACGTAGAGAGAACGGAAGTTGTTGGTCAGCGCGGAGTAACAGAGCAGCCTGTTCCCCAACGTCGTGCTCTTCTCCACCTGCCGTCCGCACTTCAGAAGCACCTTGTCCGAGGCGGTATCGTAGATCCTACGGAGATACTCTCTGCCTTCGAAGGAGAACTGACTGACTCGGCCAGCTTCTGGGACCTGGATAGCTGTCTCAGCAAACTGGGAAGGGGAGACGTCGTAGATCAACAGCTCAGGGTTGAGGGCCAGCAGGTCTTCAGGAGTTGGATCTGGCGGCTCCTCATCGAACCCGAAGTCGGTGGG